CGTCGAGGCGATGATCGGGTTTCTCTCCTGGGACGGCGAGGGCGATCCACCGGGCCCGTGGATCCGCAACGTCAACACCGGGCGGCAGGGGCCGGGCTCGCCTCGGTACTGGGCGCCGGACGAGGACGGGAAGCGAGGCTCGACGTGAGCGCCGTGGTCCTGCCCGCACGCATCGCCACCCTCCCTGTCGATCCGCAGCGGGGCCTCCCGGTCCGGTGGTTCGTGGCGTGGATCGACGGAAAGCCCGACTTCCGGTGCTGACGGTCGAGAAGGCCCTCGCCGTGGCGGCGATGGCGGTGCAGGCGCACGCGGGGGAGCTTCGGGGCTACGATGTCACCGTCATCGTCGCCGCCTCCGACGGCAACGGTGACGTCGCTCTCTTCTCTTCGTTCCCGGAGGGTGACCAGGTGATGTCGACCATGCGGCGCCTGCTCGTTGGCGTGTGGGAGCGGGGGCGCATCCTGCTGAAGGGCTTCGAGCAGTGAGGATCATCGTCGAGGCGATGATCGGGTTTCTCTCCTGGGACGGCGAGGGCGATCCACCGGGCCCGTGGATCCGCAACGTCAACACCGGGCGGCAGGGGCCGGGCTCGCCTCGGTACTGGGCGCCGGACGAGGACGGGAAGCGAGGCTCGACGTGAGCGCCGTGGTCCTGCCCGCACGCATCGCCACCCTCCCTGTCGATCCGCAGCGGGGCCTCCCGGTCCCGTGGTTCGTGGCGTGGATCGACGGCAAGCCCGACTTCCGGGTGGTCGACAAGGGCAAGTTCGACGAGGCGATCAAGTTCAAGCGGTGCTGGGTCTGCGGGCAGCAGCTCGGGCGGAACGTCACCTTCCCGCTCGGCCCCATGTGCGGCATCACCCGGACCACAGCGGAGCCGCCCTGCCACCGAGAGTGCGCCGTCTACTCGGCGGAGGCCTGCCCGTTCCTGACCAAGACCCAGATGCACCGGCGCGACAAGGGCTTGCCCGAGGGAGCAGTCGAGCCGCCAGGGGTCTTCCTCCGGAGGAACCCGGGCGTCACGCTCCTGTGGACCTGCAGGGAGTTCACGTTCTTTCGCGACAGGCGGCAAGGGATCACCATGTCGCGCGGCGGGACGCTCATCCGGGTGGGCGAGCCGACCGAGGTCCTCTGGTACTGCCAGGGCCGCGCGGCCACGCGCGCCGAGGTGGACGCCTCCGTCGAGTCGGGCCTTCCCCTGCTCGGCGCCGAGGAGGAAGGGCCGGCGGCCGTGGCCGAGCTCGGGCGGCTGCTCGAGGTGGCGAGGAAGCTCATGCCGGCGGTGGCGCCGTGAACAATGAAGAGTGGCGGCGGGCGGTGCGGCCGGCGAGCAAGCCCGGGCACTACAACGTGCGGATCATCTCGCGCGCGCACGACGGCTCGCTGGTCTTCGAGGATCTGGTCGACGTCCCCGATGAGGAATGGCGCGAGCAGTTCGGAGTCCACATCCCGGTGCACCATCACCCGGGCGGCGCGACCACGAGCACGACGTGCGGGATGTTCGGTGATCCGGAGGAGTATCCCGAGGGCCACCTGTACACGAAGGACTGGGCCGATGTGACGTGCGACTCCTGTCTGGCGGATGGGAAGACTCTCGGGTTCATCCGAACGACGATCGAGGAGTTCGTGAAGCGCGCGGTGGGGACGTGAGCGAGCTCCCGAACCCCGACAACTCGAAGGCGACCCTGCTGGCGGCGCTGGTGTCCGCGTGCAAGCGGCGAGGCTGGGACGAGCCGACGGTGATGATGCTCCGGGTCGCGCTCGACATGCACGAGATCCCGTACGAGGTGGTCTCGCTCTCCGAGCTCGGGCTCGAGGTGGGGACGTCGTGAGCGCCCTGCCCGAACCCTTCGCGGAGATCTTCCGGTCGCTGACGCGGATCAAGGACGCCGGCGATCGCATTGCGAGTGCCCAGCACTTGATCGCCGATGAGATGCGGCACCTGATCCCGATCCTGGCCCAGCTCATCCCGCCCGTGACCCAGCCGGTCCCGCGGGCGGTGGACAGCCCGGAGGCGAAGCCATGAACACGCTCGGCACCTGCGCGAAGTGCGGAGGCGAGGCCATCCGCAAGCTCTGCTCCTACTGCAGCGGCGAGCGCAAGCGGGTGAAGCGCCCGCTCATCGACGCCGACGCGCACGCGAAGCAATTCGAGCTCGGCCTCGAGACCTGCAGGGAGATGATCTCGCCCGTCCTCCACGCCGCCGGCGAGGACGAGGGCCGCGCGGTCCTGGCGTGCCTGTTCATGATCGACGCGCTCATCACCTGCACGCCGCAGCTGCCGCCGCTCGAGTGGTACCTCGCTCGGGTCCTCGAATTGCCCAAGCCCGAGTTCCCCTTCCCGCTGCCGCCGGAGATGACGTGAGCCTCGTCGGCAAGTGCACCGAGTGCGGCGAGGAGGCGCTCGGCCAGCTCTGCTCGTCCTGCAGCGGCGGGCGCCGGCGGAACCCGGCGACCTTCATGCGGGATAGCGAGTATCGGGAGCGCCTCCGGAACGCCGCCGCAGCCGCCCACCGCTTGCACAAGACGGTCATGGACGAGACCGTTGGGCCGGGCGAGGCGGCCTTCGCGTGCTTGTTCCTGGTGCAGGGGATCATTGAGACCAACCCCGAGCTGCCGCCGCTCGAGTGGTACGTGGCGCGCCTGCTCGAGCTTCCGAAGCCGAGGATGACGTGATGGGGACCATCGAGACCACGTGCGCGATCATGACGACCTTGATGCAGGGGCGCGTCCACGATCGAAAATCGCTGGCGCGAGACTTCGGCATCACGGTCGCCAGCGCAGATCGGTATCTGCGGCATCTGTTGCTCGTGCCTGGCGTTCATCGGATCAAGAGGGGGCGCACCTCGTTGGTTTCCTTCACGTACAGCGAAGCGCTGAAGGCGATCGGCCAATGAGCTTCCGGGTCACCGAGATTTGGGCCTGGCTCGCCGTCGGCGACGACAACGAGGAAGGCATCGTCGCGTTCCAGGGACCGGACGGCTGGCTGCCGCTCGTGATGGCGGACAGGACGAGGCTCGACTCTCTGCGCTCGCTCGCCGAGGAGATCGCGCGCCAGGGGGACAAGACCTTGCACCTCGTCCGGCTCTCGGCCCGCGAGGAGATCGACAGCTTGCCGCCGGGGAAGAAGGATGGTCTTCACTCGGCGGCGGAGGCCTCCGGCAAGTGCAAGGTATGCGGCCACGCGATTGGAGCGGGGTTCACGAACTACTGCGGTGAAGACTGCCTGACCCGGGCGGAGCACGACCACGCAACGGGAAGGCGGCCCTCATGATCCCGGACGAGCTGCCCGTCTTCGTCATCTACCGGAACCCCCGCGACTTCCCGGGCAAGTGGGTCTGCCGCCGGCAGGTGGCGACCTCGGCCGGCGAGGTGAAGTCTGACCCGGAGCCGTTCGCGGTCGAGGACTCCTACCGCCGCATCCGGGCGCGGCTGCCGTACGGGCTCACGCACCTGGATCGCCACCCGGACGACGATCCGACCATCGTGGAGACGTGGATATGAGCCACACGCCTGAATGCCCGATCGGCAAATGGCAGAGAGATGTGCTCGCCTGGTGCGAGATGCCGGACGGCGAGGCCAGGGACGCAGAATTGAGGAGAATCGCAGCGGAGGCCGTCCGCTTGAAGGCGGTGGTCGAAGAAGCGGCCGCCAAGCCGCCGACGCCGGAAGCGGAGGCGCCGCCGTGAGCCGGGACGACGTGACGGCAACGATGGATCGGGTCGCTGCCGAGGTGACGAGCACCGTCGCCCTCCTGCGCGTAGAGTGCCCGAACGTCAACGAGGCGGTGCTGGTGGCGCTCACGTCCGCGCGGGTGATGCTCAACATGGCCGGCGCTCCGGATGACGCGTTCGCGGAACTGCTCGAATTGTCGCAGGCGGCGGCGGGCACTCTCAAACGGTTCGTCATTAGCCCAGACGGGAGCCCCGAGGTGAAGGCATGAAGATCACCCTCGACTACCGCCACCCGACGCCGAGCCACTGCGACATCGCGGTGTTCGTCAACGGCGCGCTCACGGGCCAACTGCGGCTGCGGCAGGAGGAGGTAAACGCGTTCGCGCGGATCGTCTTGGACGGGTGCCTGCGCAACCTCGACCTGTTCACGGAGAAGGGCGATCCGACGCCGCCGGCCAACCCCGGGTCGAAGGTCGAGCCATGAAGGCCGAGCCCGAATCCCCGGAGCAGCGCAAGGCGCGGCTCGCGCTCGAAGCCAGCTGCGCCGGCATCGGCCGGACACTCCGCGAGATCATGCCGCCGGGGAGTGGCTTCGCGCTCATCATGTTCGACTTCGGGGAGAAGGGGAACATGGCGTACGTCTCATCTGCGGAGCGGGAGGACATGATCCGCCTCTTCGTCGAGGTGCTGGAGAAGCTACGAGGGCAATGACCGATGAAAAAAGGAGTGAGCGATGGCGAAGGTAGTTGACGAATCTCTGCGCAAGGTCCGAGTGTTCCGGGGCCCGCGCTCACCGAAGTTTTCGGCCGAGCTGCGCTTTGCCGACGGCACGTCGGAGACGGTGAAGACGGAGAAGACCTCGGAGAAGGCCGCAGTGATGTCGGCCGTCCAAGCCTGGCAGCACATCGCGCGCGGCAAGGGCCTGATTCCCCCGATCGGCCGGTACTCGAAACGGGCTCCATCCGCCGACGAGCGCAGGGATGCGGACAACGAGCGGCGGCGCGCGCGGTACCGGGAGCTGAATCCTCTGGCGGCGAAGGACTCGACAGAGATCATGACGTGGGGTCCGGCGCACAAGCTGCCGGCCGAGACGCCGAACCACGGAGGCAGCAACGGCTCGAACGGCCACGCCATCGGTCTAGAAGAATTCGCGAGGCGTGGGATGGCGACCCAGGCGGCGGTGGACGAGACGCAAGCGCTCGCGTGGGCGAACGAGAAGCTCCACCTCTCCCGGCGCATCGAGACCGGCCAGGTGCAAGCCGGCACGGGGCCGCTCGCCGACTACGTGACGCGAGAGTCGCGTCGGCTCTCTGGGCTGGCCAACATGGCCCGTGCGCTCGAAGGGCTCGACGTGACCGAGGTGGACTGGATACTCGGGCGGATCGCGGCGGCGTACAATATTGCCAAGCCGGTCATCGGGACCCTCGACATCACCGAGATGCTGAAGTAGGTCCCCCGAAGAGCCGCATCCGCAACCGGCGCAGCATCCACCTCGCCCCTGCGCCGTCCTTCCCCTTCTCCGCCACGATCCGATTCTCGGCCCGCTTCAGATCCATCTCGCTCGCCAGATCGTCCCGCGACAGGGCTTGCCGACGGGCATCCCGGATATCGTTCGCTGGGAGGCTGTAGATGGGCACCGGGGACCATCCTAGCATCTCAGGCCGCACCTCCACCGTCGTCGATGGGCGCGACCTTGTCGAGGTAGTCCAGGGTGACGAGGAACGCCGAGCGCAGGGACGTCTGCCGGTGCGCTGCGTCCGCCGCGGCCTTGTCCAATTCTTCGAGCCTGGCGACGACGGCTCGGCCATCCGCGAGGGCGACCTTCAGGCTGGCGCGCAGCGTGGCGAGGAGCTCGTCGCTCTCACCGAGGCGCCGCAGCTGGGCCGCGACGTCGGCCTCGAGCTTGGCGAGATCGGGCCCCGTCATCACCCCTCATAGCGGCGTCGATCGCGCGGCTCCGTGATCCGGCTGAAGCGCGAGCCCTCCCGGACCGCCCGCTCGAGGACGGCGTCCCGGTTGGCCCGGGGCCCGAACGTATGGGCCCAGGCCGCAGGCGCCGCCACCCGGCTCCCCGCCCCCGGCGCGACCGAGACCAGCGTAGGCAGGTACCCGCCGGGGGCCAGCTCCCCGCGCCCCAGATCGGCCGTCGTCCCGTTCACGGACCGGCGCCCGGGCCCCCCGCTGAACCAGGCCGGCGTCACGAATGCCGACACGAGCACGGCCCGGGTCTCACCGAAGAGCGAGACGCTCATCGGGTAGGACCAGCCTTGCACCGGATCGCAAACTTCGTAGGCGACGACCACCCCGCCGGGCAAGAGGCGCCGCTCGTCACACTTCGGATCGGCCGCCTCCTCGAGCACCTCGTGGGAGAGCAGCACGGAGAGCTCGCCGTCGTGGCGATCGATGCGGATGTAGGGCTGGCCGAGGACGCCGTGGTAGGCCGCGGCTCCGGGGACTTCGATGTCTTCGCAGATGATCGCGATGAGGGAGACGCCCTCGAACGTCGGCAGGTTCTGCTTGCTGGCGAAGAAGGCGACCGGCTGATAGGCGACGTCGGGGAAGAGCGGGCAGAAATCGTGGCGCAGCTGGGCGTCCACAGCCTTGCAGGCGAACGCCACGTCCGCATCGTCGGCGCCCGATTGGTTGAGGACGCAGATTTGCGGCATCAGTGGGCCCGGAGCCATGCGTCCGCGTTGGTGAGGACCAGGGCCTCCCGGGCGATCGTCGGCTGGTCGTGCAGGCCATAGCCGAGGTGGACGCTCGACTGGGCCCGGACCTCGGTCACCGCACACTTGGCCGCCTGCCAGGCCTCGTCCTCGGCCCGGGCCTTCTCCTGCTTGACGACGCCCTTGACGATCCCGGCGACGATGCCGACGATCCCCCCGGTCACGTCCATCGACACGAGCGCGCTCTGCACGTCGTCGAGGATGTGCGAGGCCAGGGTCTTCACCGCCGGGGCCGCGCAGTTCTCCGCGATGTGGCCGGCGTCCTTCACCGCCGGCATCTGGCAGGTCCCGGCGAGAAGAGCGAGGGCGGCGAGGGCAACGGGCGGCAGGAGCTTCATCCGAGAATGCTCACCCGGGCCGGGCTCGGCCTCAAAATCCCCGCGGGACCGGAGGCCCAATAAGAATGCAGAAGTTATGCCCCCAGTCCCGCGGCGCTGTCCCTGAGAGCACGGACGTAGATGAAGGTAGAAATGACCGAGCCACCCCCCGCAGTCCCGGACAAAGGTAGGGGCAAGTGCGGCCGGGCTCAACTTCCCGAGGCCCCGGGATTTTGAGGTTCGGGGAAGGGGGGCGCGTAATTGCCCGCAGATGGTCGGTCTCAGATCTCGCATCGAGGGCACGCGCACCCGCGCGCTCGTCTCGTCGCCAGGCCCGACCAGACTGACCGGCAACCGCATGGGCACCGAGGCGCTCTTCGCCAACGACGGCACGACGGTCATGGGCAGCGGGCGCGCGCGGACCATCTACCTCGGCGAGCAAGACACCGCGCCCGTCCTCAAGATGACCTTGCTCGGGCCGGACGGAGCGCCCGTCGATCTGACCGGCGCCACCGTCACCTTCGCGATCCGGCGCGAGGACGTGTCGCTCGCCCCGGTCACCGCCGCCTGCACCATCCTCACCCCTGCCACCGACGGGAAGATCGAATTCGATTGGACCGGCTACTCGTCCGGTCGGTACGACGCTCGAGTCAAGGCCACCCTCGCGAACGGAAAGCAAATGTCCTTCCCGAACGACTGCTCGCTCAAGATCGTGGTCACCTGGTGATCCATGGACGCTGATTTCTACCTCGGCGAGCAAGACACCGCGCCCGTCCTCAAGATGACCTTGCTCGGGCCGGACGGAGCGCCCGTCGATCTGACCGGCGCCACCGTCACCTTCGCGATCCGGCGCGAGGACATTTCCCTCGCCCCTCTGACAACTCCCTGCACCATCCTCGCCCCTGCCACCGACGGGAAGATCGAGTTCGACTGGACCGGCTATTCGCCCGGTCGGTACGACGCTCGAGTCAAGGCGACGTTGGCGAGCGGCAAGCAGATCTCGTTCCCGAACGATCGCGTGCTGAAGATCGTGGTCACCCCCGATCCGAGCGTCACCTGGTTCCGGCCAGTCTCCACCAACGGCGGGCTCATCATCGCCACCCCCGCGGGGATCGCCCTGCTCGGCGCCGTGGATCCCCCGGCCCAGCGGGCCGAGATGGGCCTCGGGACGATGTCCGTCCAGAATGCCTCCAGCGTCACCATCACGGGCGGGGCCATCGGCGGCATGTCGACCCCGACAGCTCCCGGCGACGTCGCACCGAAGAGCTACGTCGACAGCTCCATCGCCGATCTCCCCCTGATAGTCGGACCGACGGGCCCGACCGGGGCGACCGGCGCCACAGGTGCAACGGGCGCGAAGGGGGACACCGGCGACACCGGGCCCAAGGGGCCGACGGGCGCGACGGGTCCCACGGGTGCGACGGGCGCGACCGGACCCACCGGCGCCCCAGGACCCACCGGCCCCACGGGGGACACCGGCTATGCGGGCGCGACCGGCCCGACCGGGCCCATCGGGCTCACAGGTCCGACCGGCCCCACAGGAGCGACCGGGCCAGCAGGCCCGACGGGTCCTACGGGCGCCACGGGAGCCGCCGGCGCGACGGGCGCAGCTGGGGCGACGGGTACCACCGGAGCGATCGGTCCAGCAGGCCCGACGGGTCCCATAGGCCTCACGGGCCCCACGGGCGCAGTGGGCGCGACCGGCGCCACCGGAGCGGACGGCGCGATCGGGCCAGCCGGTCCCGTCGGGCTCACCGGAGCCACCGGAGCAGCGGGCGCGACAGGGCCGACCGGGCCGACGGGGCTCACCGGGCCCACAGGGGCCGCGGGCGCGACGGGGCCCACCGGCCCAATCGGCCTCACGGGCCCCACGGGAGCCGCCGGGGCGACGGGCGCAGCCGGGGCGACGGGTACCACCGGAGCAACGGGGCCAGCAGGCCCGACGGGTCCTACGGGCCTCACGGGCGCCGCTGGCGCGGCGGGCGCGACCGGGCCTACGGGCCTCACGGGCGCCGCTGGTGCCGCGGGCGCCACGGGCGCCACCGGGCCCACCGGCTTGACCGGGCCGACGGGCCCCGCTGGTCCGACCGGGCTCACCGGCCCGACCGGCGCCGCGGGGACCAACGGCACGAACGGAGCAACCGGCGCCACAGGTCCGACCGGGGCAACGGGTCCGACCGGCGCAACGGGGCCAGCTGGCGCGCCCGCGAGCCCCTACACCGCCGGCATGTACGTCGTCTTTTGCGTGGACTACGACGGGCTCGTGCTCGCCGGCAACGACTCCACCGGCGCGCCTGGGCTCGCGACGTCGACCGGCGTGCCCGCGACCGACATGGCGACCGCGCTCACCGCTGCGAAGCTGACCCCGTTCAAGACGCTCGAGCAGGTGGGCAAGGTGCTCCCGCGGCTCGGAAACGGCGCGAACCTCGTCGTGCTCGCCAAGCCCCGCACCTCTGGCGCGACGTATCGGAACATCGCCAACACCGCCGATCAGGACATGCAGACGTGGTTCGGCCAGCTTGTCGGCTGGAACCGGATCCTCTTTCGCGGAACGCACACCTTCGCGAACGACACCTCGGACAAGATCATCTGTGGCTTCCAACCTTCGACCACCGGATTCACCACGAGCGCCACCGGCTACAACCCCGGCTCTGGCTCGACGACGTCGCTCCTGACAGGCGCGACCATCGTAGGTGGCGCCGCGCCCAGCTTCCCTGCGGAGTCCCTGGGAGACTCGGTCATCAGCGGCAAGCGGATCAGGTTCGATGCAGCCACGGCTACCGCCAGCCTTCGCAACGCCACGGCCATGGTGTGGAAGAACACCACGACGGATCTCACCCCATCGACCAACTTTCCCGCGACCCCGACCACGAGCGACGTCTTCTACGTCGAGGAGCCGGGCCTTGCCGTCGGGGACTTTTCGCACGTCTTGACGAACGTCGCTTCGAGATCCCCGACTGGGCTTTACGCAATCTCCATCGCTGGTGTTCGCTCGGTCCTGACGACTCGCTCTTACGTCGATGGACCGGCGAAGATCAGCTATGCGGGCGTTGAAATCTACGCAGCCACCGTCGCGGCCTTTGACGGTCTCATGAACATCACCTTCAACCGTACCTACACCGACGAATCGGGCACGGCTGTCGCTGTCGGCGTGGGCTTGCGTATGAATGCGTTGCTCACGATCAGCAAGTCCTTTATCGTCGTGATGAGCGACTGCTTCGTCCACTCGACAATTGCCATGTCATCGGGAATTGCCGTTCTCCAGGTGGGGACCGCTTGCCTGTTCACGAGGGCCGGACAGTTCGCGTCCACCGGAGCGACCTGGAATAGCTCAGCGAATCCCCAGTGCATCCTGGGGAACCTTGGCTCAACGACATCTCGGCGGCTGCGAATCACGAGAAATCAAGGCAGCGGCACGCCCGGCACCGCGTTCGCCTATGGCGGTCTCGTTCTCATCAGTGACACCGCCGTTCGGGGCGTCGACTGCGCCAACCTCACCCTCCCCCTGGTCTTCCTCTACAACACGGCATCCGCCGTGTACATCGACGACCTGGTGAGCCCCGACGGTGGGAACACCGATGTCGTCGTGGACGCCACGTTCGCGAGTGACTGCAAGCTCTCCATCGGCGCCATCACAGCGAACACCGCGACCGCAACGACGGGCGACATCCGAGTTCCCGGCGGCCTCATCGCGCCATTCGCCGGGCTCGCGGTCTCGAACTTCAAGGACCAAGCCGGTAACAACTTCGTCGGTGCAAGCGCCACCACCGAGGTCAATCAGTCGACCACCTACTCGAACCAGACCGGCAGCGCGCTCGCCGGTTTCGCTCTCGTGCGCTCGAACGGGACCACTGGCCAGATGGTGGCGGCCCAGGCCGATACCGCCGCGCACGCCTCGGGCCTGGTCGGCACGTGCCTGACCGCACCCGCGAGCGCGTCGAATGGCGTCGTCACCTGCGATCCGTCCTGGATCCTTTTTCCGAGCGCGCCGACGGTCGGAGCCATTGCGTACCTCAACACCGCGACCGCGGGCCAGGCCCAGACCACGGTGCCGGCGGTGTCTGGCACGAATCAGAAGCTGCGGCTCGGCATCGTCTCGCGGGTCAACGGAAGCTACGGCTTTGTCACCGGCCACCGAGAGATCATCCCCGTCACCGCCGACGGAAACCCGTAAGGAGCGCCCAATGCCGCCCGATCCCGATGGAGTAGCAACCTGCGCGAACGGCCACACCTGGCCTGCCTCGTGGACCGGAGATCCCGGCTCGCGAACGGTCATCCCGGACACCTGCACCGAGCCCGGCTGCAGCGCCGTCGACTGGGTGGCCATCATGCCGATCCAGGAGGGCGGCCCCGGGGACTGGGAGCAGCGGAACTACAACCCCAACTGGGGTTGAGGCGCCTCGAGCCCTGATCCATGGCCGATCCCACCGCCGGCATCTCGCCGAACCCGATCCAGTTCGACGAGGCCATCGCGGCCATCCGCCGCCGCGTCCCGATGACCGAGGACGTCTGGACCGAGCTCGAGCAGGACGAGCTCGAGTTCGCGTTCACCGTGGCCGACGTCGCGCAGCTCGACTTGGTCGTCGACGTGTACGAGGCGATCCAGAGCGCGGTCGCGGACGGGACCACCCTCGACGACTTCAAGGCCGAGGTGCAGGACTCGCTCGAGGAGGCGTGGGGCGAGGATGGCGCGTCCCGGGTGGAGACCATCTTCCGCACCAACGTCCAGGGCGCCTACAACGCCGGGAGGCACGAGGCGGCGCAGGCCGTGAAGGCCGAGCGGCCGTACTGGCGGTACCAGGCGATTTTGGACTCGCGCACGTCTGCCGAGATTTGCCGCCCATGCGATGGCACGGTCCTGTCGGCCGACAGCGAATGGTTCCAGACCCACTACCCGCCGCTCCACCCGAACTGCAGGTGCATCGCGGTCACCCTCACCGAGGCCCAGGCCGAGCGCGAGGGCGTGAGCAGGAGCGGGCCGAAGGTCGAGCCGGTCGACGGGTTCGGGCGGGCTCCATCGGGCGGAGGCGGGGCGGACTGGGCGCCCGATCCGAAGGACTACCCGGACGAGTTCGCGGCCGAGCTCGAGGACAAAGAAGCCGAGGGCGGAGGCTGACCCTCCCGCCGGCTAGCCGAACAATTTCAAGCGGCTAGCCGAAGAAATCCGCTCCCCAGTATTTGAGGCCCCGCTCGGCCGGGCGGAGCCTTGAGCCGTGGGGAAGCACGCCAAACACGGGACGGCCATCCTCTCGGCAGGCATCGAGCTGTCGAAGGAGGGCAAGGCTCCGAGCGAGATCCGCCTGCTCAAAGAGGGGCAGAACGACTCGGACTACGGGCCCTTCGTGTTCGACGAGCTGGCCGCCGCGCTCGTGATGGCGAGCTTCGGGAACAAAGGGATCCCTCGGCTCTACGCCGACTGGAACCACGAGATGCTGCCCAAGTACGACGGGGAGCGCATCACCCGCGAGCAGGGGATGTCCTCGTGCTCGTTCGTGCCGGAGGTTCGGAACGGCGAGCTCTGGGCGAGCGAGATCCAGTGGAGCGCCGAGGGCAAGGCCGATGTCGAGGGCGGTCTTTACAACCTCTTCTCCCCCGCCTTTGCCTACGACTACGGCGACGACGGCCTGTGCCGGCCTCGCAAGCTCATCAACTTCGCCCTCGTCAACCTGGCAGGGCTCAACGGCATCGCTCCGCTCATCGCGGCCATGGCCAAGTCTGAGGAGGATCAAGTGGAATTCGAGAAGCTCTACAACGAGACCAAGGCCCAGCTCGACATCGCCAACACCCGCATCAAGGTGCTCGAGGCCCAGGGCGGCGAAGTCGTCGCGCTCTCGGCCGCGGTCGGACTGCGCTCGGACGTCCCCTCCACCGAGCGGCTGTCGCTCGTCCAGGGCCTCGTCACCCTGCGGGGCTCCGTCTTTCGGCTCACCGGCCAGGAGAGCCCCGAGGGGGCCATCGCCGCGCTCGCGGCCATGAAGGTCAACGCCGACAAGGCCGTGGTGCTCGAGGCCAAGATGGAGGCGGACGCCACCGCGGCCTTGCGCGCCTCGCTCGACGGCATCTGGGAGGGCGCCGTCAAGGAAGGCAAGCTGCCCCCGGCCGACAGGGCCGAGGTCGAGGCCTCGCTCCTCGGGCTCACCGGCGGCAAGGTCACCCCTGGCGTGGTCTCGGCGGCGAAGACCTACGTCGCCAAGCTGTCCGCCATCGTGAAGATGGGGCCCGGCACCACGCCCCCCGCGGGCAGCGTCGCCCTCTCGGCCGAGCGGATCGAGATCGCCCGGCAGTTCGGCCGGCCGCTCAAGGACGTCGAGGAATTCGAGCGCAAGAAGCTCGGCCAGACCGCCTGACCCGGCCCTCGATCTCCACCTCGAACCTCAGCAAGGACCAACCAACATGGCAACCACCGGACCCAGGAACACCCGAGAGCGGGGCGAATTTTACCGCTCGGAGGAGCAGCTCGCGAAGACGGGGCTCATTTTCAACAACGGCGCCATGGTCGCGGTCGACGCCTCCGGGTACCTGATCCCGGCCATCACCTCGACCACCCTCAAGCGGTTCGCGCGCGTGAACCTGTCGCCCGAGCGGGTGGTCAGCACGGTCGCGCTGCCCTCGGGGGCAAAGACCCTCAAGATCGAGTTCGGCGAGTTCTCGTGGTCGAACAGCACCGCCGGCGACGCCATCGCTCAGGTCGACGTGGGCAACGACTGCTTCGCCGTCGACGATGCGACGGTGGCCAAGACCGACGGCGGCGGCACCCGCAGCAAGTGCGGGAAGATCATGGCGGTCGACGCCAGCGGCGTCTGGGTCTACCAGAGCCCCGGGAACTAGGCCCCGGCCACCGATACCACTTTCACCTTTTCGGTACACCTCGGCAGGAGCCTCACCATGATCGTCTCACCCCAGTCCGTCCAAGATCTCCAGGCGCAGTTCCAGCAGGACTTCTCCATTGCGTTTGGCAAGGGCCAGGACCGCTGGCAGGAGAAAGCGTACCGCGCCACCTCCACCGCGTACCGGACCGTGCACATGTGGCTCGCGGCCCAGCCGGAGATGCGCAAGTGGGTGGGCGCCCGGATCCTCAACAACCTCGTGACCCGAGGTTTCGAGCTCAAGAACGAGGACTGGGAGTACAGCTTCGTGGTCGATGCAAACGACATCTTCTACGACAACCTCGGCGCGTACGAGGACCGGGGCCGCATCGCGGGCGAGGTCTCCGGCAGGTGGTACGAGAAGCTCGTCACCGACGCCATGGTGGCCGCGAACACCACGCCGAGCTGGGACGGCCAGACGTTCTACAACGCCGCTCACCCGGTCAACTTCGACGATGCCGGTGGCGGCACCTACAGCAACTCGTTCACCGCCATGCCGCTCACCTCGCTAAACCTGTGGACGCTCATCTCGACGATGATGTCCTACAAGAACGAGAACGGCCTGCCCATGGAGGTGATGCCGTCGATCCTCGAGGTGCCTCCCCAGCTCGGCCTCGATGGCGCGACCGCGCTCGCCTCCGGCATCAACCTGGCGACCGTCCAGGGAGTCGCAGGAACACCGCCGAATGTCGCCGCGGCCGGGGTCGACAACCGCTTGCCGGCAGCGCTCGCGGCAATCGGCGGCGCGCTCAAGCTCAGCATCAACCCGCGCCTGTCGGGCCAGCCGACGGTCTACTACATCCACAGCACGAACCTACTCAAGCCGTTCGTCATGCAGATCGCGAAGGATCCATCGGCGCTCCTGCAGATCACCGATCCCCAGAACCCCGAGGTGTTCCACAACAAGCGCTTCGTCTACGGGACCGACTCGAAGGGCGTCGCTGCCGGCACCCTGCCGTTCCTGTCGATGCGCGTCTCCACCACCTGACCGGAGGCCTCCTCATGTTCGTGAAAATCCGAGCCGTTACCCGCGAGAACTTCCCCGGCGTCTGGACCCCTGGGCGGTTCTGGCCGTCCGCCGAGACCCTCCGGGTCGAGGTCGTCGACAGCGAGCCGCCCATGCTCGACGAGCCCATTTTCCACGAGGGCAAGCAGACCGGGACGCGGAAGGTCCCCGACAGCACCAAGATCTCCCGCGCCACCTTCGACGAGCTCAAGGCCGATGGGAGGATCACCATCCTCGCCGATGGCGAGACCGACGAGACCATCTCGAAGACGGTCCTCGACGCCGCCAAGAAGACGGCCACCGACGCCACCGACAAGGTCGCCGCGCTCGAGAAGGAGATCGCCGAGCTCAAGGACACGAACCAGGCGCTCGCCGCCCACATCGTCGAGCTCGAGCACGCCCAACCGCCCGCCGTCTCCGACGACGAGCACACCGGCAAGCACAGCAAGGGCAAGAGGTAGCCCCCATGGCCGGGCCCATCACCGTCTACGCCGACGTCGCGCAGCTCGAGGCTCTCGGGATGCGCGCCGAGGCGTTGGCGAAGATCCTGGAGCCGGCGAAGACCATCGCCCTGCAGACCGCGACCGACTTGGTGAACGGCTACCTGGCCCGCTACCAGCTACCGCTCATGGCCATCGGGGGGGATCTGGTCCGGGCGACCGCCATCATCGCCGCCTACGATCTCCTCAGCGCCAAGGGCCTCAACCCCGACCAGAGCGCCAGCGACAAGAACGTCCTCGACAGGTACAGGGACACCCTGGCCTGGCTCAAGCTCGTGGCCCAGGGGACCGTCGTGCCGACCGGGATCATCGACTCGGGCGCAGGCGCCGAGGTCGGGGAGCCGTCGGCCGGGCAGTCGCGGGTCATCAGCGCCGAGTCGCGCGGGTACTCCGTGCGGGGGACCGAGTTCGCGTTCTACCGGGGCCCGTTCCAGACCGGCTGACCATGGCAGGCGTGTCAAAGACGTCCGCCATGGGCCTGCCCGAGCTCCGAGGGCGCCTGGCCGGGCTCGGCTCGCCGCCCTTCCGGCGCCTGCTCGCGCGCAACCTGGCCGAGGAGGCGAGGACCCAGGTGGCGAACGGCTTCCGGGCCGAGCGCGATCCGTACGGGCGCCCCTGGAAGCCGATCCGCTACCGGCAGGGGATGATCCTCCAGGACACCGGGCGCCTCCGGGCCTCGGTCGCCACCCGGGCCACCGCCGCCGGGTTCCGCATCGACATGCCCGTCGTCTACGCGCGCGTCCACCAGTACGGCAGCAAGCGGATGCCCCAGCGCCAGATGATCCCGATGGCCTCGACCGGCGGGCTCGGCCCCATCTGGGCCGCCGCCTTCAACGAGACCGCCGAGCTCGTGCTCGCGCGCTACGGCAGGGGCGGGGCGGCCGCATGATCCAGGAGGTCCTCGACGCGGTCAACGCGCAGCTCCTCGCCGTGCTCACGGATCTGGGGCTCCCCGTGCCGACCTTCAGCCTGGGCGAGCGGGAGCTGGCGGATCTCGACACCACCCCCAGGATCGCCTGGATCCCGCGGGGCGGGCCCATCGCCGTCGCCAAGAAGAACGGCGGAGACTTCATCCGGCACCCAGGGGCCTTGTGGCACCGGAGCGTCCAGGTCAACGCCCACATCTGGCACGACGACGTCGCCTCGGCCGAGGTGCTGGCCGGGCACCTGGTCGCGGCCCTGCACTACGTCGCCTGCGGCAGCTACGCCGTGACCGGCGAGACCTGGGACACCCGGGGCTCGACCGCCGAGGGGGTGCTGTGCATCCTCGAGTGCCAGCTGCGGATGCCGTTCACGCGCGAGATGCCGACCACCGTCCAGCCGACCTCGGCCCCAATGACCCCCCACTACGAGGCGCAGTAGCCCATGTCCAACGGCGACGAGACCCCGCAGACCACCATCGAGGAGTGGGCCAAGCAGAAGGGCATGGCCGACCGGTTCCTGCGGCAGACGGGGATCTTCATCGAGCCGAACCCGGCCTTCACCGACTTCGCCGCGGCCAAGGCGCTCGCGGCCTGGCCGGACGGGCAAGTCGTCACCGAGGCGGAGTTCGACGCGGCGGTCGCGGCCGCCAAGAATCAATCCTTTCGATAGGGGACACCCATGGCACTGCCAGGCATCAGCATCACCATCAATCCGAACGGGCTCCGCCAGCTGGCCGCGTCTGGCGCCAACGTCTGCTGCAAGCTCGGGATCTCGTCGCTCGGCACCGTCAACACGCTCTATTCGTTCGCCGATCCGGCGACCGTGGTTTCTACCCTTGGCGCCGGGCCCCTGGTTGAGGCAATACTCGACACCCTGGCGGTGGCGGGTGGGACCGTCCTCGCCGTGCCGCTTGCCCACAGCACGGCGGGGACGGTAGGGGCCACGACCCACACCGGAACCGGCACCGGGACCGTAGCCGGCTCGAGCTCGGCCTCGGCCTACGACGCCTATCAGGTGGTCGTCACCATCGTCACCGGGGGGGCCCTCGGGGCTGCGCTCTTCACGTGGTCGGTCGATGGGGGGAACACCACCTCGGGACAGGTGCTCGTGCCCGCCGGAGGCGCCTACGTGATTCCGGGGACCCTCGTGACGCTCACCTTCGCCGGGACCTTCAACGTCGGCGACACCTACGCCTTCTCGACCACGCCGGCCGCCTTCTCGACCGGCGCCGTCACCGCTGCCCTGGCCGTGCTGCTGGCCGATCCGACGGACTGGGGATTCGTCCACGTGATCGGCCAGGCCTCCACCGCCGCCGGCGCTGCCGCCCTCGCAGGCATCGTCGATGCCCAGATGGTCGCGGCGGCAGCCGCCTTCCGGTACGTCTTCGGGATCGTCGAGTGCCCGACCCTCGACTCGGCCGGGGCCCTGATCGACGATCCGACCATCTCGGGCGCGTTCACGAGCTTCGTCTCCGAGCGAACCATGGTCTGCGTCGGGGACATCGGCCACGTCTCCTCCTTCAACGGCTGGACCCTCCGCCGCAACTGCAGCACGGCCGTCGCCTCCCGGCTCTCGCAGATCCCCGCCAGGGAGCACCCGGGCAAGGTCGTCAGGGGCCCGCTCAAGGGGGTGAGGTCGCTCTACCGGAACGAGACCGCGACGCCCTACCTCGATGCCCAGCGCTTCACCACGCTGCGCAGCTTCGTCAAGAAGCAGGGCTTTTACATCACCCGGGGCGAGATGATGGCCGTGAACGGCTCGGACTACTCGAACGTCATGAACCGCCGGGTCATGGACATCGCCTGCTCCTACGCCTACGGCTCGCTCCTCAACGTCCTCAACAGCGACGTGGCGGTCGACAAGGGGACCGGCTTCATCTACCCGCCCGAGGCGGCGTCGGTCGAACGCGCGGTCCGCGGGGACATCCTGCGGGGCCTCGACGGCAACGCCCGGGACGCGACCGTCCAGGTCAGCAAGACCGAGCCGATCCTCTCGACCAAGCGGTTCCCGGTCGATATCGGGATCTTGCCCTTCGGCTACGCCGAGCAGATCGTGACGACCATCGGGTTCATAAACCCGGCCCTGTAAGGAGATCCCGCCATGCCCATGTCGCCGCCAGTCCCGTTCCCGAAGATCAATGGCCACGAGCTGTCCCGGACCTCGGTCGACGTCAAGTGGTCGAGCTTCGGGGCCTCGATCCCCATCGTCGGGTGGAGCTCCATCAACTTCGAGTCGGTGCGGGCCCCCGGCATCTCGACCGGCTCGCGCTCGAAGCCCCAGGCGCGGACCCGAGGCAAGGTGACCTTCCCCTGCGACATCACGATCTACGAGCGGGACTGGTCCTTCCTCCGGACCTTCCTGCTCGCCTCGGGCGGCCCGTTCCTGCAGTCCTGGAGCGAGGTTTCGTCGCTCATCACCATCACCTATTTCGAGCCGTCGATGGGGCCAGGGTTCCAGCTCGTCAGCCTCGTCGGGGCCCAGATCCTCTCGGCCAAGCAGGCCATCTCCGACAATGACGATCAGCTCGCCCGGAGCCTCACCCTGTCCGTCATGGACATCCTCGAGGACGACGTCTCCTCGACGTTCGAGCGCATCGCAATCGGCCCGAGTATTTGAGGACCGGCTAGCCGGAGCCTAACTTCGGTGCCATGCCCAAAGCCACTGCCGCCGACATCGCCAAGGTCAAGGCGGCGAACCCCGGGATCGAGATCGAGCTCGTCGAACACCCGAGCCTGCCTCACGACTTCATCGTCCGGGGCCCGTCCCGCGGTGTCTGGAACATCTACCGGGCCAAGATCTCGAGCGAGGGCGAGAAGGTCACCGCCGATGACGTCCTCTTCCAGGCCTGCGTCCTGTGGCCCGAGCGGGGCGAGGAGCGAGAGGCGCTCCTCGACCAGTATCCCGGGCTCGTCAACGTCGTCGCCGGCGAGATCATCGAAATCGGCGGCGCCAGCCGCCAGGCCACCCACCGAAAACTCTGACGGGGTTTCGCGAGGCCCAGCGAAATCTCGTCAGCTCATCGGAGGCGCTCCGGGCGGTGGTCCACGAGGTGCAGACAGGCGAGGTGTCGGTCGAGTCGGACGTCGGCTGGCTCCTCATCGGCGAGGGCCTGGCGTGCCTGCGGACCGTCCGGGACTTCCTCGTCAAGAAGTAGGCCATGGCTAGCGGCGGCGACGGCATCTCATACGAGTGGTCGGTCGATGCGAAGCTCGCCGGGGTCGACGACGGGGTCAAGAAGCTAGACGCCGCGATCGACAGCACGAGCAAGCTCCACCATGCGACCGAGGGGCTCTCGGGATCGACGCACGAATTGACCAAGGCCACGCACGGGCACGCAGCCGCGTCGGCTCACGCCTCCGAGTCCGCTCACAAGCACAAGCACGAGATAGAGGGGGTGGGCGAGGCCGTCCACGATGTGAAGCATCAGCTCCACGAATTCGGCGAGGCCATCGGGGCGGTCCTCGCGTTCGAGCTCGTGAAGGAGGGGATCGAGAAGATCCAGGAGCTCGGCAGCGAGATCCTGCACACCGCCGCCGCGGCCGAGCGGATGGGCCTGGCGCTCAAGCTCACGGTCGGGGAGGAAGGGAGCAAGGAGGTCCTCGAATGGATCGAGAAGATCGGCTCCAAGACCGAGTTCACGCAGGACCAGTTGAAGGGGTGGGCCTCGAGCCTGCTCAACGCCGGCGTCCAGATGAAGGATCTGGACAAGTTCATGGCCGCCGGCATGGACGTCGCGGCGAAGGGCGGGGACGCCGGCGCGGCCATGGAGGCCCTGCGGCGGGCCCAGCTCTCGGGACACGTGAGCGGTCGGCAGCTCATGGGCCTCAACCTCGGCATCGACCAGATCAAGCAGCTGCCGGGGTTCGCGGGCCTCAGCGACGAGAAGGCGCACAAGCAACTCGAGAAGACCGAGGTCACCAAGGATCAGCTCCTGTCGATGATCGCCGGGGCGGATGGGGTCCTCGGGGACATGGCGGTCCAGGCGGGCGGCACCATGAACGCCAAGCTCAAGAACCTGGCCAGCCTGCCTGAGCTCTACTTCGAGAAGTTCGCGGGGTCGCCGGCCTTCGAGATCTTCAAGACCAAGCTGTCCGAGATCTTCGACGCCCTCGATCCGAGCAGCCCGCGGGGGGAGATGATCTTCAAGTCGCTCGAGGGAGCCGTCATCGACATCGTGAATGCCATCGCCCGCATCGACTTCGTGGCGGTGGCCGACACCATCAAGGACGACATCGTCCCCGCCTTCCAGGCCATGACGAGCATGATCAAGCCCACCGTCGATGCCATCCTCCAGATGATCGAAGGGTTGAAGTTCGCAGCGAAGCTCATCCACGACTTCACCCCGGCCGGCTTCGCGGTGGACCAGATGAAGAAGAGCAGCTCTGTCATGGGCGGGATGCAGGCGAGGGGAGAGCTGCCGTCGCAGCAGAAGCACGAGGGGGCCCTCGGCAGCACCGTGGACTTCATGAACGTGCACACCCCGGTGGGGTTCATGAACGACACCCTCTTCAACCCCGCCTGGTACAAGGCCCGCTTTGGCAAGGGCTCCGAGGAAGCGGGCAAGGCGGTGGCGGACGGGATGTCGACCGGCATCGAGTCGAACATGTCGAGCGTGGCGGACTCCTCGAGCGCGCTCGGAGACGTGTCCATCGACGCCATGTCCTCGAAGATCGACGCCCACTCTCCATCGCGGGTGTTCGAGGAGCTCGGCAGGAACACAGGCGAGGGGTTCGTCTCCGGGATCGAGAAGAGCCAGGGGGCGATCGATGACGTGATGAAGGGGGCCTTCGCGGTCCCCACGCCAGGCGGGGCCGGGGCGGGCGGCGGGCTCGGCGGCGGCCAGGTCAGCATCAGCATCCCGGTCACCGTCACCGCCCACCCGGGGCAAAGCGCGGAGGAGACGGGGCGGGAGATCGGCGAGCAGATCCGCGAGATCGTGCTGCCCATGCTCATCAACGCGCTCGAGCAGGCGGGCGCCGAGGCAGGGGCCTGATGGGTGGCGTCGCGTTCTGGGACTCCGGCGTCCAAGACGGGGAGATGCTCCCCGCGAGCGGCCGGAAGGACGAGGCCCCGCGGCTCCTCAATGCGCTCTACTCGGATCACCCGTGGGACACGGCGTGGATGGCAGGGAAGCGCCTGCCGGGGCTCTGCGAGGTGGCGAACGGTCTCACCGAGATCGGCGTCGACATGAAGAAGCCGGACGGGGCCGACGGCTCCACCATCACCGTCAAGGGGTACAAGCCGGGCAAGTTCGAGATCTCCTGCACCGTCTGGACCGAGCAGCAGTGGACGGTGCTGCAGAAGATCATCGCGCTCGTCTGGCGACGGGCGCAGAAAGGGTCGAAGTTGAAGAGCCTGGCCTTCGACGTTTCCCACCCTGCGCTCCAGCTCCTCGGGGTCCACTCCTGCGTGGTCCAGGCGGTGACCTATCCCCAGGCGGGCAAGTTCGAGGGGTCGAAGATCGTGCAGTTCAAGTGCATCGAGAACGTCCCCGCGGGCAAGCACTCGAAGACCCAGACGGTCTCGAAGGTGGTCGTGGATCCGGTGCTCGTGAAGAAGGGTGAGGCCGAGGCGCTCTTCACCCCCGTCAACGGAACCCCGGCCAAGCCCTCGGGCGAGAAGGGCGAGACCGGGCCGCACGGGCCGAAGGCTCGCCCGGCCGAGGGCAAAGCCTAGATGCTGACCCTCAACGGTCGGCACGTCATCGACGCGGTGCTGAGCTTCCCGCGAACCGGCATCTGGCACGCGGATGTCCACGTCGATTCCCCCGACGACATCACCGGCGCCGTGATCCTGACCGTGGGCGATGACCGGCTCGTCCTGCATGGAACGGTGCAGACCGGCGGCAACTGGCAGGACTCCGCCCGCTTGCGCATCGTCGGGGGCAAGGGCGGCCTGCGGAGGATCGCCAAGCCCAAGCACTACACCGGCATCTCGCTCAAGATTGTCTTGTCGGATCTCCTCACCGGCGCGGGCGAGCGGCTGTCCGCCACGGCCGACGTCGCCGGAATCCTCAAGCGCCAGGTCGACGCCTGGACCTCCGCCGCGCTCCCCACGGGCCGGCTCATCACGCAGCTGCTCGAATCGGTCGCTCCCGACGCCACCTGGCGCGTGCTGCCGGACGGGACGGTCTGGATCGGGATGGAGCGCTGGCCCGACTCGGGCCTCGCGGTCGACGACTACCAGGTGCTGACCGAGAACCCCGCCCGGGCCGAGGCCCTGCTCGGGGTCGAGCTGCCGCTCCTCATGCCCGGCACCAAGCTCGGCTCGCGGCCGGTCTCGTACGTCGAGCACAAGATCGCCGATCCGGAGGTGCGGACCTCGGTCTGGTTCGACGAGGGCGGCAGGGGCGACCGGCTCAAGGCGGCCCTGCGGGGCGCGGTGAAGGCGGCGCAGGCGCCCATCGACTACCTGGCCTGCTACCTCGGGACCGTGGTGGCCCAGAGCGGGAGCACCATCGACGTCCGTCCCCTCGATCTGCGGCTGCCGAGCATGGCCAAGGTGCCGCTGCTCGGGGGCCTGCCCGGGTGGAAGGTGCAGGTCAAGCCCGGCGGCCAGGTCCTCGTGGGGTGGTCGGGCGGGGATCCGACCTCCCCTTACGCCTTCGGGTTCTCGGGCGAGGTGGCCGCGAGCCGGGTCGAGCTCCTGGGGGACGCCGTCGTCCTCGGCTCGGACGCAGGCGCGGAGCCTGTCATCCTCGGCGCCACCTACCGGGCGGCCGAGGATGCGTTCCTCACCCTGATGGCCACCGCCATCGCCAAGCTCGGGATCGCCGTGGCCGCCCTCGGCAACTCGAGCGCCGCCACGGCAGTGGCCGACGTCGCCACCGGGGTCGGGACCTTCGAGGGCGCGGCGCCGAAGTACCTGTCCTCAACCGTCAGGAGCTCATGATGTCCGCGACCCTCCCGCCGCTTGCGCCCGACGATCTCGGGACAGACGTCGCCCTAACGGACGATCTGGCGCCCGCGTGGGGCGTCGCCTCGGGCAAGAGCAACCTCGCGATGGCGATCTACCGCCGGCTCACCACCACCCGAGGAGGCCTCTTTTACGACGCGAGCTACGGCTACAGCCTGATGGACTTGCTCAACGCCGAGCTGTCGGCGGCCGAGCTGTCGGAGGCGCGCGGGTCCATCATCGCCGAGTGCGAGAAGGACGAGAGGGTCCAGGCGGTCACCGCGAACCTCGCCTTCGACAGCACCGCGAACCAGCTGACCATCGACCTCGAGCTCGAGTCGGCTGCGGGCCCGTTCGATCTCGTGCTGCGCGCCAGCGAGGTGACGGTCGAGATCCTCACCCTCGACGGCCAGGCGCTCCCCACCGCCAGCGCCACGGGCGCCACGGGCGCGCGCGCGGGCAACGCCGTCACCGTGATCTATGCCAGCACCGCGGGTGCGTCCGCGCCCGCCGCTCCCCCGCCCACCCCTCCGGCCGATCAGGTCTTCGACACCAAGGTCATGCGCGCAGGCGTGCCGGGCTCGACGTCGTTCGGCACCTTCGATCTCGTCTACCCGTGGGGCATGGTCGGCAACTGGTACGGGTGGGGCGTCAACGGTGGAGCGACCGATCCCATCAACGTCTTGAACGCCTTCCCGCACGTCTTCCCGAAGGACTGTACGCTCAAGGCGATCCTCATCAAGAACCAGGTCGGGGTGGCAGCGACGAGGTACAAGCTCGGCATCTGCTCGAACCTCGGCGACGGGCTCGTCTTCCCCGGGGCCAAGCTGGCCGAGATGGCCGAGCAGAATCCCCTTCCGAGCGGGATCACCGGCTGGGCCTGCAACCTCGCCATCACCGCCGGCACCATGCTGTGGATCGTCCACACCTGCGATAACACCGGCTTCAACATCAACCTTGGAGGCCTGCCACCGCCAGACACCATGCAGATCATGGGCATCGGCTCGGATCTCTTGACCGATCCCATCATCGGCTGGCAGGCTGCCCGCACCTACGATGGGACGCTACCGTCCAGCTTCCCGACCTCGAGCCCGACCAAGCTCATAGCGGGGAGCCACACCATGCCGGCCTTCTTCATGCGGTTCGGCTGACCGAGCCCGAAGTTGGCCCGAGGGCGAGGTGAGCGCACCATTGGCGTGTGCCGTCCTACACGCTGGCCGAGCTGCGCACCCAGCAACTCAGCTCCGACATCTCCGCGCGCCTGTCCGCGGCCCTGCTCGCCGCGGGGCTCCCGGTGGCCGACTGGGCTCCGGCGGCGTCCGGCGGCGTCGAACTGTCGGTGGTCGAGATGGTGGCCGGGGGTCTCGCCAACCTCGTCGGCCCCAGGCTCGTGGCCATGGCGGAGGCCAGGTTCCTCGACCTTGGCCGCGGTGATGCCCTCTCGGCGTACGCACAGAGCCGCTACCAGATCAGCCGGTCGCCGGCGACGTACACCCTCCAGAACATCCGCTTGACGTCCACCGTGAGCGCCTCGTTCAACGCCGGGGATCTCTGGATTGCTGGCGCGGGCGGCAACCGTTACGTCTCCATCGAGGACGTGATCCTCGTGCCCGGCGTCCCCGCGGACGTCACCTTCCAGGCTGAGGAGCCCGGGAGCGCCTACGCCGACACCGAGGGGCAGATCTCGAGGATGGTGACGGCGCCGGCGGGCCTGAGTGGCCTCAACGCCCGGCCCTCGGACTTCACCCCCACGAGCCTGCTCGGGACGTCCTCGGGCACCATCAATGCCCCGCCACTCCCCGGCTACTGGCGCCCAGGCAAAGGGCCCCCACCCTACGGCTCCATCCGGATCCGGATCCTCACCACGGGCGAGGCTGGCGCCATCGACTACGAGTATTCGCTCGACGGCGGGCTCACCTGGGCCCCGGGTTACCGCTCGCCGATTGCAGCGCCCATCCCGGCCTCGTGGTCGGGTTACACCTCGATCATCTTCTTCAAGAACGCGGCCCCCCCGTCGTTCATCGCCGGCGACATCTTCACCATGCTCGTGGGCGATCCGATCCTGCAGCGTGGGGCGGACGAGGAGACCGACTCGGCCCTCCGGGCCCGCTGCAAGGACCAGTGGTCGAGCCTCAGCGACGTCCCGACCGAGGGCCTCGTGCGGCTCTGGTGTCACCAGGCCTCGCCGGAGGTGGTGCAGGTCAAGGTCGACGCCGATCCGAACACGCCGGGCGCGATCCTCGTGCGCATCGCGAGCGCGACTGGGCCCGCTTCCCCTCGGGCCCAGATCGCCGTCCAAGATTACGTGAGTGCCAGGCTGAAAGGGTACCGCGGAGTTCCTCGACCGGCCACGCTCGGCTCGGGCAGCCCGGCCGAGGCGGTCCTCTGCTCGAGCGCCAGGCCCCGCTACATCGCCGAGGCGGGCGTCGCTTCCGTCCCCCGGACCAAGCTCGCGGCCGTCCAGCAGGAGGCGGATCGCCTGTGGCAGCTCTACCTCGGCACGGTCGGGATCGGCGGCGTGGTCCGCCTGGCCGAGCTCGAGCAGGCCATCCTCGACGCTGGCGCGACCGACGTCAAGGGCGTGCTGCTCGGGCCGCCGCTCGCCGCCGCCAACATCCCGCTCGCCCCGGACGAGATCGCCGTCCCCGCGGCCGGCTCCACCCTCACGAGCTCCATGAGCTGGCAGCCCCTGTGACCGCCGCGGATCTGCTCGCCTTCCCCGACACGGCAGGCGTGAAGGCTGCGCTGATTGCGCTCCTCCAGCGGCCGGGCTTCCCCGTCACCGACTACGAGTCTGGCGGAGGCCTGCGGACCTTGGTCGAGCTCGAGGCCGCGGTCATCTCCGATCTGCTCGACGCCATCACCGCCCAGGTCGCGGGCACCTTGCTCGAGAGCTCTGATGGCGAGTGGCTCGACGTCCTGTCGCACGGGTGGTACGGGCTCGACCGGGCCGAGGCCCAGATCGCAAAGCAGGGGGTGACCCTCTCGCGCGAGGCGGGGCCAGGGACCGCGTATGCGATCTCCGCCCTCAACGCCTTTGTCGCAAGCGATGGAACACGGTACCTCGCCTCCACCTTCGGGACGCTGGCGGCCGGCGGGACCCTCACCATCGATGCCACCGCCGAGTCCCCCGGGGCCGCGCGCGGGCTCATCGCCCGCTTGGATCCTCCCCTCCCCGGCGTGACGGTCACAGGGGCGATCATCAAGGTCGACTCGGGCGTCCCCCAGTACGGGGCCGACGGGGAGGGGGACGCCGCGCTCATCGCCAGGTGCAAGGCCCGCTGGCCGAGCGCCGCGGTCGACGACTCCACCCCCGACCGGCTCGAGAAGTGGGCGCGGGCGGGGAGCTCGGAGGTGACCCGGGTCCGGCTCGATCCGATCGGGTTCCCGGGCGGCGTCCTCGTGACCATCGGCGGGGCCGGGGGCGTTGTCTCTGGCGACGCCGTCGTCGCCGTCAGGGCCTACATCGCCGAGCGGGCGCCGATCACCGATTACATCCTCACCTCGACCGCGAGCGCTCACGTGGTCTTGCCGGGCGGCACCGTGACGGTCCGGGCCGGGCTTCAGGCGACGGTCTCGGCGGCTGCCGATGCCGCCTGGGTTGCGTACCTCGGCCTGACCCAGATCGGAGGCATCGTGTACCTGTCGCAGCTCCTCAAGGCCGTGATGGACGCGGGCGCCGTCGACTTCACCGGCGTCACCCTCGATGGCGGGCCCGACGACGTGACCTTGGCCTCCGGCGATGTCGCGACGCCGAATCCTGCCGGGCTCGGGGCGCTCCTCACCTGGGTTTCGGTATGAGCTACGCGGACTACGAGAAGAAGCTCGCGCCGGGGTTCCTGCAAGGCAAGAACGGGTCTGCCCTCACGTCCACCCTCGGCGCCGAGAAGGATCTCGAGCTCGACATGAACCGGCAGGCCGTCCTCGCGGACATCCCGAGCGCGGCCCCGGGTGATGCGCTCGGGCTCATCGGGGCCGATCGCGGGCTGCCCCTCGCGGGTGGCGAGAGCGAGGACGAGTACGCCGAGCGCCTGCGCACGAGCTGGGACGGGCCGCAGGGCCACGCCTTCAAGGGCAGCCACGGCGGGCTCCTCTTCGCGCTCGCGCGCGCGGGCCTGCCGGTGGGCCTCGCCGCCGGGGCCGTCATCATCCAGCGGACCAAGCTCTACAGCTACCTGGACTCGGGCGTCGTGACCATCCGCGAGCACAACGGGTGGACCTTCAACACCCAGGGGCCGGAGATCTGGAACCAGTTCGGGATCGTCTTCGGCGCGGACGTCGCCGGGCTCACCGTCGGCTCGCCGCTCGCGCTCGAGCTCGATCAGCTGGTGAGGAGCTGGGCGCCGGCCAAGGCCAGGTACATGGGGGCGAAGATCTTCGTGACGGGGCCGTTTTGGGACTGGCCGTTCGGCGCGGCCTGGGACGCCTCCGGCAGGCTCTGGGCCGACGGGATCACCACCGGCATCGTGCGCGACATCCCGCCGCTCTGAGGAGCCCGAAGTTGGTGCGGGCCCGGACCCGGGCGAGGATCGCGCCATGTCCACGTACACCGGCAACCCCGTCTCGGCTCACACGCCGGCCACCGCGCCCGATCCAGCAGCCTTGCCGATCCTCACCTTGCCGGCGTCGGGGGATCCGGCCACCGCGGCCTCCGTGATGCAAGCGTTCCAGGTCCTCGCCGACTACATCGCCTGGGAGAAAGTCCCGAAGGCGAAGGCGTCCGCGTGGATCCAGGCCATCAAGCAGTTCAAAGATGCGAACGGCCAGGGGCGCTTTGCGGTGGACCACCTCGGGTTCCCGGCCGGCAAGCTCGTCGCCTGGCAGGAGGACTGGAGCCACTACTTCACCTATCCGACGGCGCCCGGTGCAGGTGCCCTCTTCGGCCGGTGGATCTACCGGATCACCACCGCCGGGATCGTGGTGCCGGCATGGGTGGGCGCCATCGGGTGCCTGGAGCTCGACGCCGGGAACGGCTCGGGCGGAGGGCTCACCAACGTCGAGGCCGCGGGCCCGGTGACGGCGGTCAATATCGCAGGCGGAGCGACCGACGCCGACATCGCCATCTCGATGCAGTTCGACGTGTACTCGAACCTCCCGAACTCCGGCCAGTCCGAGCAGGCGTTCGGGCTCGCGCTCAACGGCTCGGGCTCTGGGTCAGGGCCCTTCACCGCCCAGGTGCCCGAGGCCGTCGCCATCGTCAAGCCGGGCTCCCTGGCCAACTGGCAGGTCTACACCAAGGTCGCGGCCGGCGCTGTGGCCTACGTCGACACCGGCATCTCTGCCACCTCGGGCAACCTCACCCGCTTCCGGATCGAGCGCATCGGCGCCAACGCCTCGGACGACGGGACCGCGCGCGCCATCGTCTACGCCAACGGGGCCATCGTCGCCAACGTCGCCATCATGATCCGCCAGCCGACGCCGTTCTTTCAGCAATGGTCGAACACCGGCGACTCGCGGGTCCGCATCGGCCCCGTGGACGTCCGCGCGAACACCTGGCCGGGCGACGTCCTGCTCTGACCGGCTAGCCCGGGTTTTTGAGGGCGGTCCCCCCGGGCCCCATGATCGGGCCATGGGAAAGCCGGGCAAGAAGCGCAGGCGGCAAGCCCGCCGCGCCTCTGACGGCGCCGAGCGGGGCGCGCGGCCCGACCTCGTCTCCCGCGCCAACGCAGTGCTCGTGGCGTGCTCGAGCCCGGAGTTCCAGCGCCGCGTGAATGCCGAGGTCACGGGCGCGCCGGGGGACTGGATCCGCGACGCCCAGGGGATGCGCAAGCAGGTCGACCGGATCCTCGATGCGATGGAGGTGGACCACCGGGACGTCGAGCTCACCTTCGCGTGGTCACCCTCCACCCGCAAGCTCGAGATATGGGCGAGGCCCGCCCCCCGGGGCCCAGGCCCGCACGCGGCACCGCCACCCCTGCGAGCGGTCGGCCAAAGCGACAGGCCGTGATGGTCGACTACAGGGACAGGAGCCGTCCCTACCGGGTCGTCCGCCGCGAGGAGCAGGCGCCACCTCCGCCCGAGGATCACTCGGTCCCGAACCTCAAGCGCGGCCCCGTGGCCGAGCTGCTCGCGGGATTGCCCCAGTGGCAGCGCTCCATCCTCACCATCATCATGGCCTCGGGCCTCAGCCTCGGCGGGGTGGTCAAGTTCGTGGGGGTCGAGACCACCAAGGCCGCGACCGAGCGAGAGACCCGGCTCACCGCTCGGGTCGTCGCGCTCGAGACCCGCCTCACCGAGTTGCGGCAGGGGATCCGGAAAGATGGCCTCAGCAAGCAGGCCCAGGCCGACGTCGCTCGGGCGCTCGAGATCGCGCTCGCGGCGCGCCCCCAGCCGAAGGCCAAGAAGCCGAAACCGAAGCCGACCGCGGACGCGCCACCGGCCGAGCCCGAAGGAGATCCCCCATGATCCATTTTCTGCAGTCGCTCGATCCGAAGCTCGTCTACGCGATGATCAGCGCCATCGCCGGCGGGCTCATCTATGGCTGGCGCAAGATCTCGATCGCCAGCTGGGACGCGGTCACCCGCAAGAACGAGATCCTGCAGGCCCTGCCGGCCATGATCCTCTCGGGCCTCATGTCGGCGGCGCCGGCCATCGGCAAGGACACCTGGAACGTGGTCGGCAACATCGTGTTCGGGGCGGTCTTCTCAGGGGGCGCCTCCATCGTGGGCCACCAGCTCCTCAAGGCGTCCCCCTTGCCGTACAACGGCGGGCAGCCGCTCGCGCCACCGCTCTTCCCACCTGACGAGCCGAGAGCCCCCGTGCCCGATCCACCGAAGGCCGGGACGGACTCCGTCACCACCCTCAACGAAAGGCCGAAGTCATGAGGCCCGAGCAATTCCTCTCCGCGCTCGAGAAGTGGGAGGACCGCATCCGGCACCTCTACCTCGACACCGCCAAGAAGGGCGGCGTCCCCACCCCCAACGTCACCATCGGGATCGGCTGCCTCCTGCCGAGCCTGGCCGCCGCCCAGGCGCTGCCGTTCATGCTCTCGTCCGGCAACCCGGGCGAGGCCGTGCGCCCCGCGACCCTCGACGAGATCCAGGCCGACTGGAACCGGGTCCGCGCCATGAAGCCAGGGTTCCTGGCCGCTCACTACCAGGGCCACGCGGCCCAGCTCTACCTCGATGACGATGCCATCGACGAGCTCGCGCTCGTCCGGCTCGAGGAGGACTGCTTGCCCGGGCTCCGGCGGCTCTTCCAGGGGTTCGACATGCTGCCCGACGGCGTGCAGTACGGCTGCGTGGATATGGATTGGAACATGGGGCTCGGGACCCTGCACACGTTCGTGGACTTCCGCGCGGCCATCGACCGGCGCGACTTCAAGACCGCCGCACGCGAGAGCCACAGGGCGGGCGTCCGGGCCGAGCGGAACGACTGGTGCAGAGATCAGATCGAGGGCGGCGCGACGGCGTAGGCCTAGACGTGCAGCAGCGCCCGCGCGACCACCGCGACGGCGAAGAAGAGCCCGACCGCGTAGGCGATCCGGCCCATCTCCTGGACTCGAACGTTCGCGCTCAAGGCCCACATGAGGAGCCCGACGATGAGGACCGCGAGGGGGACGAAGGGGATGGGCATGGGACGAGCGTACCACCTACGGCTCGCAGGCCCGACAGATGGCGATGGCGAGCGCGTCCCCCTCGTCGGGCCCGGGCTCCGTCTTCATCCCGAGCCGCAGCTTCACCATCCGGGACACGAGCGACTTGTCGGCGTTGCCGTGGCCGGTGGCGGCGAGCTTCACCGTCGAGGGAGCGTACGCCCGGATCTCCACCCCGAGCTGCCGGTAAAGGATGAACATCGCCACCCCGCGCGCGGCCGACAGCGCCAGGACCCCTGGGCCCTCGGCGTATCCAGCCTCGATCGCGGCCAGGCACAGCTCCCCAGGATCAGCCGCCTCCACCGCTTCGGAGACCGCGTCCTCCAGGCCCTGGCCGATCTCCGCGAGCCGCCTTTCGAGCGACCATCCCGCCGGGGCCGAGATGACCCCGCAGTCGAGGTAGTGCAAGCGCTGCCCGACGGTACGGACCACTCCGTAGCCGAGGCGGATGGATCCCGGGTCGACACCGAGGACGATCACTTGACGGCGGGGCTCGGCCCCGTGCATGGTGGCGCAAGTGGCGCCCCACGTTCTGTTCGATGCAATCTTCGACGCATGGTGGGATGAGCGCGACGTCGATCCGAAGTGGGTGCGCTCGATGCTTGCCGGCAAGGCGCCCGTCTCTCGGGCCTTCGCCGAGGCCGTGAGAGTAGAGCTCGGCGTCCCCGTCTCCACCTGGCCCAAGCTCGAGCCCGAGTACCCGATCCCGAAGCCGTCGACGTCGTCCTTGTCATCCGTCGTCCATGGTGGCAGCATAGGACGAAAGATGGAAGCCCCGAGCACCGAGCCGACGCTCCGCCGAGGACGAACGATCAAGAAGCTGAAGCGCCCGATGGCCGTGGCCGCGAAAAACTCTGGCCTCTCGATCTTCGCGATTGCTGCTCATTTTCACGTACCGTACTCCACCGCGAAGTCGTGGGGCGTGAAGTCCAAGCCGCCGGCCGACAAGCGTGCCCTGCTCGCGCGGGCCCCGTTCCTCGTCCCCGAGTCGACCTGGGATCGCTAAGTCAATAGACGAAAAACACCATTGCTTGCCGTTCGTCCATTGGTTAACGTCTATGAATGAACCAGGCACGCACCACGGTCACCGCCCTCCGCGCCCCGGTCTCTGACAGGCCCGTCGAATACGACGTCACCGAGGCCGACATCGAGGCCACCCGGCAGATCTACGCCTCGCTCGAGGCCACCACCCCCGAGGGGTACGAGGAAGTCCGGCTCGCCATCGCGCACTGCCGGACCACCCGCACCGCGGTCGAGAAACGACGCAAGGAGTTGAAAGCGGACGCGCTCGAATGGGGCCGCAAGGTCGACGGCGTGGCCAAGGATCTCACCGCGCTCATCCAGGGCATCGAGCTGCCGCTGCAGGTGAAGAAGCAGATCGTCGACGATGAGAAGGCCCGGCTCAAGCGCGAAGCCGAGCAGGCGGAGTTCCTGGCCCTGCAGGCGAAGGTCAAGGCCGAGCGCGAAGCGGAGGAGGCCAGGCTCAAGGCCGAGCGGGAGGCCGAGGACGCACGGCTCGCGGTCGAGCGGGCTCGCATCGCGGCCGAGCGCAAGGTGTTCGAGGACGAGCAGGCGGCGGCACGGGCGGCCCAGCGGGAGGTGGACGAGAAGAACCGTCGGGCCGAGCAGGCCCTCGCCGTCGAGCGACGCCGGATCGAGGAGCAGGCCCGCCAGCTCGCCGAGGAGATCGAGGGCGCTGCCCGGGAGCTCGAGGCGAAGCAGGCCGCCACCGCCGAGGCCGAGCGGCTCCGGGTCGCGGCGCTCGAGGCCGAGGAGGCCGAGGCCAAGCGCGCGGCCGACGAGGCCACCCGGCTCGCGGCGCTCCTCCCCGACGCCGAGAAGGTGCTGGCGTACGCCGCCACGGTTCGCGCCGTGGCCGATGCGTCGTCCGTCCTCGGGCTCGGCACGCGCGCGGCTCGGGCTCGGGTGGCCACCGCCCGGGTTCGTCTCAACGCCATCGCCGCCTTCCTCGAAGCCCCACCCGAAACCTGGAACGCACCGGAGGTGAACCGATGACCCTCGCCCTCGTTCAAGAGCCGACGACGTACGAGAAGAACCTCATCAACTACCGCGACCGCCCGACGTGGCTCGCCGCTCGGCAGGAAGGAGTCGGGGCCTCCGAGGTCGCGATCCTCTTCGGGCTGGCGCCGTCCTCGTGGGGCTCGGCCTTCTCGCTCTGGATGGAGAAGACGGGCCGGGCCCCGAGGCGTGATCTCGAGGGGGAGTACCTGGAGATCGGCGGGCTCATCGAGCCGGTCGTCGCCGGGCTCTACGAGAAGCGCACCGGCCGCAAGATCTGGGACGGCGGGCCGTTCTGCGTGGCGCGGCACCCGCGGATCCCCGAGCTGCGGGCGACGCCGGACCGGATCGTCATCGAGGCCGACGGGATGCCTGGCCCCGGGAATCTGCAGATCAAGAACGCCGGCTGGTACATGGCGCACGACTGGGCAGACGGGATCCCCGATCACGTCGTGGTGCAGGTCCAGACCGAGATCGCCTGCCTCGGCGTCCGGTGGGGCTCGGCCGCGGTGCTGGTTGGCGGCAACAAGTTCAAGTTCTTCGACGTGATGAGGGACGACGCGCTCATCGACGAGATCGAGGCGCAGGTGGCGTGGTTCTGGGATCTGGTCAAGCGCAACGTCGCGCCGCCCGTCGACGGCTCCGAGGCGACCGAGAAGGTGCTGAAGCGCCTCCACCCGAACGATGACGGCAGCGAGATTGCGCTCCCCGACGATGCGCTCGCTTGGGTCTCCGCGTGGCGATCGGGCAAGGACGCGATTTCAGCCACGACAAAGGAGAACAAGGATCGCATAGATACCGCTGAGAACCTGCTTCGTGCGGCCATCGGCGACGCGACCTTCGGGCTCCTCCCCGATGGCAGACGGCTCACCCTGAAGACGACCACCGTGCCCGAGAAACTCGCGGGCGGATACTCCTTCCGGACCCTCAAGCTCGAGTCCCAAAAGAAAGGCAGAAAATGACCACGCCAGATCTCGTCACCATCCCGAACGGTATCCAGGATCCAACCCGCATCGAGCGCCAGGAGTTCAACGGCATCGAGTCGAGGGACGTCGTCGAGACGTCCTCCGTCGCGGTCGCGGCCCAGGCTCGGGCCAGCATCGAGGCGTCGTTCGTGATGGCCATGCGCTACCCGCGCTCCTGGGATCAGGTGCGGGCCAAGCTCCTCGGCGCCTGCGACCGGCCGCTCTTCGCCGACGCCGCCATCTTCGCCAAACCCGTGGGCAAGCAGCAGAACGAGAAGACGGGCGAGTGGGAGGACAAGGTCATCGAGGGGCTGTCCATCCGGTTCGCGGAGGAGGCCGCGCGCAACATGAGAAACCTCGACATCGACAGTTTCAGCCTGTACGACGACTCGCGGAAGAAGATCGTCAAGTTCGTGGTCAAGGATCTCGAGAGCAACGTCACGTGGTGCAAGACCGTGACCGTGCAGAAGACCACCGAGCGGAAGAAGCTCAAGAAGAACCAGACCCCGCTCGGCTCGCGGATGAACAGCTATGGCGATCTCGTCTACATCGTCGAGGCCACCCCGGACGACGTCGCCAAGCAAGAAGGGGCCGAGGCGTCCAAGGCCTGGAGGGACGGGATCTTGAAGAACTTGCCGGCCGACATCAAGGAGGAGGCGATGGCCAAGTGCTACTCCACCCTCGAGAACCGGATGGCCGTGGACCCGGACGGCGAGCGGAAGAAGCTGCTCGATTCGTACCTCGCCATCGGCGTCGACCCGCAGTCGCTCCGCGAGTACGTGGGCCATGACCTGAAGACGTTGAGCCCGGCCGAGTTGATCAAGCTCCGGCGGCTCTTCGTCGCCATCCGCGACGGTGAGGTCACCTGGGGCGACGTCCTCGAAGGCAAGGTCGAGCACATCGAGAAGAAGGCGGCCGAGGAAGCCGCGGCCGAGATCAGGCTCAAGCGGGAGGCCGAGAAGGCCAAGGCCAAGCCGCCGGGCTCCGCCATCGCCGACGCCACCGCCAAGGCCAAGGCCGAGCGGGAAGCCGGCAAGGCTCCGGCCGCCACCGCCCAGACCGCCGCCAAGGCGTCTCCCCCGCCCGCCAAAGCGTCTGCCGAGGGCCAGGCCCCTCCCCCCTCCATCGAACTCGACAACCTGCGCAGCGAGGCCGCCCGGCTCGCCTCCACCGCCGAGATGTCCAACGAGGAAGTCTGCCTCTGGTACGAGAAGGACGAGCTCTCCGAGCTCACCCGAGCGGAGCTCGAGGGCGCCGTCGCCCGGCTCAAGGCCAAGGTCGCCCAGCAGGAGCCGGGCTCGGACGGCTAGGGGGGCGGCCATGAAGCTCGTGCTCGAGAGCCTTGAATATGACGAGCCCTTCACCGGGAAGGGCCGGACCGTGCAGGAGGTGACCACCCTCTACGACATGTGGGATGCGCTCGAGTACATCGGCTCCGAGATTTGGCAGGGCCGGCTCGCCGACGTCACGGCTACCCTGACCGAAGACGACGGCCGCCTCGTCTACGCCGGCCCTGCCGAGGAGATGCGGGGAGCGTGGACGTGGCGGTGGACCGGGCCGAAGAAGGAGCCCAAGGACGGCGAGGAGCCCCCCGATGCCGTTCGCTGAGGGCACAACGGTCGCGGTCGAGAAGACCCGGGCCGAGATCGAGGCGCTCCTCCGCAAGGCCGGGGCGACCGAGTTCACCTCGGGATACACCGCGGGCGAGGCGGGGTTCTCGTTTGTCCTGAAAGGCCGCCGGGTCTCCTTCTCGGTCGCCAGGCCGTCGAAGGACGACCCGAAGATCGTGAAGCGGGCGATGACGCTGTCACGAAGAAGCTACGGAGCGCCGGCGGCCCCGGGGCTCGCCAGGGCCATCGAGGAGGAGGAGCGGCGGCTGTGGAGGTGCCTGCTGCTCGCGATGAAGGCCAAGCTCGAGATCGTGGGCAGCGGCATCGCGACGTTCGAGGAGGAGTTCTTGGCCCACATCGTGACCGACACCGGGCAGACCATCATCGAGCGGATACGCCTCGCCGAGCAGAATGGTGGGCCGAGACTGCTCGGAGGGGTGTCATGAAAATTGCTTATGCCGCGGGCGCCGAAGTGCTCTGAGGTGCTGCGTGGTACTCTTCGTAAAACCGCTTGAAAGTCTGGAAAAAGTAACCGCAAAATTTTTCTGGCTCGCTCTCGGCGGATTTTCAATTGCGGATCGAAGGCTTGCAGGTGGTGCGGTCGATCGGGCAGCTACCCGCGCCAGCTGCAAGTGACGTTTCGGTGTTGACGAGGCTCGGACGCGCGTTTTACTTTCACCGCGCGGACGGGACACCCGGTCCGCTTTTGACCCTTCCCCTTAGAGACGGTGGGCGTGGTGCAGGGGGTGCCGCGCTCAGACCTCTCACCGGATGTGCGGTCTCCATCCCCAATGGGAAAGGGAATGCCCATGCTACGACCTTGCCCCGCTCGCGCGATCCGTCCTCAGTCCACGCTCGGCCCCCTCGGGCAAGGGCCCCGGCCATGACGGTCATGGCAGCAGCTACTCGGGTCCACCGCCGTCCCCCCGATCCGGCGCCGGTCCTGGAGCCGCTGGCCAGGGCCGCGCGCGAGCTCGGGCTGAGGCCGCGGTTTCTCATCGTCCTCGAGGACAGGGGGCAGATCAAGCTCGTGCGGATCGGCCGGCGGATACTCGTCCCACGGGCCGAAATCGACCGCATCGCGCGGGACGGGGCGCCCATACCCGAAGGCGGGGAGGCGTAGCCGTGGCCATGTCGTCGGTCATGGCGGGCGGTGACACTCCGATCAAGCACCGCGCAGCCGAGTTGCCCCGGTACGTCGACACCAAGCAGATCGCCGAGATGTTCCAGATCTCGGAGTGGACGGTCATGCGCAAGAAGAAGTCCGGGGAGTGGCCGCACATCCAGATCGGCCGGCTCGTCCGGTTCGACCTCGACGTCATCCTAAGGGCACATCGACCGCCGCGAGCACCGAGGCAGGAACATGGTCGGTGAGGTGGGCGTAGCGCTTGGTCGTCTCCACCGAGCTGTGGCCGAGGACCTTGGAGAGCCGGAACACGTCCTGGCCCGCAAGGACCCACTGCGACGCGAACGAGTGACGGCCCGCGCTGTAGAAGGTCATCCGGGGCAGCTCCAGGGTCGCCCAGATCCCGTCGAGCGCATCCTGCACGGCCGAGTCGTCGAGGTGCCTGTCTCCCCGCCTGGCCGGCACCACGAGCACGCCGGGGGCCTTCGGGCGCCACTCCTGCAACACCGCCAGGAAGGAGGGCGTGATGGGCACCTTTCTGTTCCTCTTCGAGGGATCCGCGGCGGTCGACTTGGGTCCCCCGACCTTGCCGTGTCGCAAGGCCTGGCGCACGGTCAGGATGCCCTTGGCGAGATCGACGTCCTCCCACTCCAGCGCCAACGCCTCACCCGGGCGCAGGCCCGCGAACGCCGACAGGCCATAGGCGATGTTCATGGGCTCGGGAAGGGCCCGGAACACCCGGGCCAGATCTTCCCGCCGCTCGATGAACGGGGTGTCCCGGTGGTCGTGCTGGGAGCGGAGTACGTTTCTTTGGGTGCGCTCGAGGGAGCGCAGATAGGCGGTCACGGGATTCGTGACGCTCGGGTTTGTCTGCAGGTGCCAGCGGTAGAAGGACGACGCCAGGTAGAGGACCCGCTCGACGGACCCTCCCGACAGCGACTTGGGCGGCTCGCGCAACTGCTTGACGAGCGCTCTGAGGTCCCCGGCATTCACCCGCCCTACCCGCTTGTCGACCAGATCCCCGAAGTGCTTGGCTCGGCTCCGGTCCTCGCCGGCCTGCTTGCGCTGGGCCAGAAACTCCGGGAGCAGATCCCGGATGAACGGCGACGACCGGCCGACGTGGTCCGGCAGGGCGACCCGTTTCGTCTTGGCCTCGGCGGTGTACTCCTTCAGACGGGTGTCCGCCTCTGCCTTGGTTGCGAACGCTCCGATCTCCTTCCGGACGCCGTCTCCGTCCGTGAACCGCAGCTGCCAGCTCCTGCCCTTCTTTCGAACCGCACCGGCACCTCGGCGGGCCCGTATCGGCTTGGTCGGTTTTTGGGTCGCGATCGTGGGGGTCGTTTTCATGACCCGAGTTATGGCGGGTTATGGGTATTTTTGCAATCCGCCCTTCGCAAGTGCCTAGAATTCCTCGGCTCCTTTCTGCGCCCCTTCGGCTTCGTAAACCGTAGGACGGGTGTTCAATTCACCCTACCGGCTCCAAGTTGTGACGCGGAGTTCGCTCCCGAAGTAGCTGATTTCCCGGCGATTTTACACAGGTGTAGGGAAATCGCGCTCATGGCGCGAGCTGGCACGGGTTTACGCCGGGAGCGCGAGTTATGGGACCGGTTATGGGTCCAAAACTGGCACGAGTTGGCACGGGTTGACAGGGTCGGATACGCTCTCCCTGGGGGCCTCTCGTGACCCCCGCCCGCCGCCCCTCCCCGGGCAGGTCTGGGAACAAGTCTCCCCCCCCTGCCCCGCTGCGTGAGCCCCCGTTCCGGGTCATCCCACGCACCGAGCAACTGGCCGCCGCCCGGGCACTCGACCGGGTGGGTGCCGCCGGCCACAAGGCCTGGCTCGAGTTCCAGGCGCGGTATCCCGACCAGGTGAGCGGGACGCGCCGCAAGGCCTCCCCCGGGCCCGCGGAGCGGCGCCGATGACCGTGCCGCGGCTCTCCCCCGCCGACATCCTCGACGTCGCCACAGAGCTCGAGCGCCAGGCGGCGGCCGGCTGGGTCCGGGCGGCCGAGCTGTGGAGTCAGGCCATCCGGGACTACGAGACGGGCCTCGCCGTGGGCAAGTTCTTCCGGGCGGGCCTCGCCCTGAAGGCGTCGCACGAGCGGATTGAGGCCATCCGGGCGACCGCCCGCGGGCTGGAACGCGAGGCGCGGATCCTCCGCCAAGCCGCGACCGCCGCGCTCACTCCACCCTCGGCCGAGCTGGTGAGGGCCCAGGCATGATCAAGTTCAGCGTGGGCGAGGTGACGCTCGAGTGCGAGACCGCGGCCGACTTCTTCAGGATCGCCCCGACCATCGCCGAGTTCCGGCCGTTCCTCATCCCGGTTACCACGTCCACCGCGCCGGGATTCGTGGCGAGCCTGCCCCCCCTGCGGAAGTCCGAGGACGCCGATCCCCTCGAGGCCTGGACCCTCACGGATCACGGGCGCAAGCTGCTCGCGGCGCGGCTCGTCCTCGAGGAGGCCATCGAGGAGCTCGACGAGCCGACGAACGATCTCGCCAAGGAGCCGACGCCATGATGGCGCCGCGGCCGACGACTCGGGACATGGTCTGCCTCGCCGTGATGGTGGTGGGGGGCGCGTTCCTGCTCGTGCTCTTGAGCGTGCAGCTGTGAGCACCGTGGATCTGGCCGAGACCGAGTCGGACGACGTCGAGCGGGTCGAGTGCCCGCGGTGCGGCGCTCACAACTCGCTCGCGGAGCCGGACGTCGAGGGCCTGCTCGTCGAGGGGTTCCGGTACGAGTGCGGTACCTGCTCGGCGACCATCCGGGTCTCGGCCGTCGACTACGAGGTGACCGTGTATTGCCAGGTGGCTCCGTGAGCGCGCCAGGTCTTCCAAATCCGAGCGGCGAGGTGCCGGGGGACGAAGTTATCCCCCGCGCCGAGGATCCGCGTAAGGGAGAGGGGGCAGGCGCCCCAGCCTCGGGGAGACGTGTCGACCGTCTCTCGGACTCCGAGGCGAACGGCCGTGGTCTCGAGCGGCCGATCCTCTTCATGGCCGAGATGGTGCGGGCCATCCTCGACGGGCGGAAGACGCAGACGAGGAGAATCGCCACGCACGGCCGAATGGTCGGCACCGAGGTGGTGTGCCCGTACGGCGTCCCCGGCTTCAAGCTCTGGGTCAAGGAGGGTTGGTGCGCAGGCCGCGGCTACGACGCCGATCCGGCAGCCGGGCTGCCGACTCTCGCCGCGCGCGACATCCCGGCCGGGGTGAAGATTCACTACCTCGCCGAAGGCCCGAGGCCGGCGTGGGCCGGTCGAATTCGATCGCAGCTCCACATGCCCCGGGCGCACGCGCGGATCGTCCTCGGGATCACCGAGACCCGCCTCGAGCGCCTCCAGGACATCACCGAAGAGGACGCGCTCGCCGAGGGGATAGCGCCCGCGCGCGGGCAGCCTGCCATCGAGGCCTTCGCGGGCCTGTGGGCCTTCATCCATGGCGAGGACGGCCAGAAGTCCTGGGCGGCGAACCCGATGGTCTGGGCCATCTCGTTCGTGAGGCTCACCCCATGACCATGAAGGACTACCTGGCCGAGCTCCGGCCGGGCGACCGCGTGGTCCTCGATGGCACTGGTGGCCGCGAGATCTCGATGGTCTTCACGGCGAGGGAGCCCGACGGGACGCCGCTCCTCACGTGCTGGAAGATCCGGCCCGACGGCGAGCTCGTGGGCGCGTGGGGCTGGCGGGTCAGGGTCCCGAAATGAAGGACGAGGTGCCTTGGCAAGGCGCGGCCAGGCGAGGCATGGCGATGCAAGGCGTGGCGTGGATTTTCTCTAACGGCAGGGAGTTGAAAAATGGAGCTTGAACTTTTGGCCAGCATCGCGCGCGTGACGTTGAAGGCGACGTCGGAGAACGGCGTCTACCAGCGCCGGTGCATCATGGCGTTCGACGCCGAGCTCGACGCCTCGATCGCGGGCTCGCTCGGCCTCGGGGCCAAGCGGGCGCTGCCGGCGTTGAAGGCGGGCGACATGCAGCGGGTGATCATCGGGATCGACCGCGTCGTCGCCCAGGCGGTGCTGGTGGCGGGCGCGGACACCTGCAAGGTCGACCGGCTCCGCGGCACCAAGGCCACGCTCGAGGCGGCGGACGAGGACTGCGCGCCGACGGTGCGGCTCGAGTTCGAGACCTGGTATCACGACGAGATCTGGGTCTTCCTCGGCCGCAACTGCGGGCTCATGGCGAGGCTGACCTTCACCCCGACCCAGCTCGAGATCGAGGACATGATCTCGACCTCGGCGGCGTCGGCCGCGAAGAACCTGGCGTGACCTGATGTACCTCGAAATCGACGAGGGCTTCCCGAGCCACCGCAAGACGCTGCGGTTCTGCGCGGCGCTGAAGAACCCCGAGGCAGCGTGGTACGTGGTGCGGCTTTGGAGCTGGGCCTGCCGCTCGTGCCCCGACGGCAACCTCGGCGGGATGGAGCCTTACGACATCGAGATCGCCTGCCAGTACCGCCCGCTCGACGGGGCCCTTTACGCGGCGCTGGTCGCGGCGGGGTTCATCGACGAAGCCGACGGGCGGCCGGCCGAGATCCACAACTGGGCCGAGCACACCGGCGGGGCCATCGTCCGGATGACCGAGCGCGCGGACCACCTGCGCCAGCGGTGGCGCGACCAGAAGATCCGCCAGCGAGGACAGGTGACGGACGGGGCGTCGCTCCTCGAGACGTCCGCCCCATTGTCCGCCCCCAGGTCCGCCGAGATGTCCGCCCCTTGTCCGCCCATCGTCCGCCCCCCAAGACCAGTCAAGTCAAGTCAAGGCCAGTCCAGGCAAGATCCGGATCCGAAGAGAGAACTTGATCAAGAGCGTGAAGATCCGGATCCGGAGCGCGCGCGATCTCAGGCTACGCCTAGGGCTCCGGAGCCGGAGCCGGACGTGGTGGCAGCAGCGCCGCCGCTTGGCGCCTTCGGCTCGACGAAGCCGGAGTTCCTGTGGCCGTCCTCGCGGTGGTTGGCGAGGTTCGCGGAGGGGTGGTGCGCGAAGTACGGGCAGGCGACGTACACCGGCGGGACCGCTCGGCACGAGGCAGATCTGGCCCAGTACCTGCTCGGGCTGCCCGAGATCGCTCGCCTCGAGGTGCAGAGCCGGGCCGGCCCGATCATCGCCGAGTACCTCGACGACACCTCACCCGGCAGGCTCAAGGCCAAGCACCCGTTCGCGTTCTTCGTCAGGGACTTCCAGGCGCTCTCGGCCGAGCGGCGCAAGCCCATGGGCTCGGCGTACTGCGAGTTGCACAAGAACGGCGAGAGCCACAAGAAGCTCCCGAGGGCGGGGCCAGTCGCCGGCTGCCCGCAATGCAAGCACAACGTGGCCAGGAGCCGCGGTCGCGAGAGCGAGCCCGAGCGCATCAGTTTCGAGCACCTGAACCAGCGGTAGGAGGGGTTGGGACATGGAAAAAGCCGACGCCGAGAGAGAGCCAGTCCACACGCGCGAGAACTGCGGCCCGTGCCGGCTCTTCGATCCGCCCTGGAGCGCGCCCATGAAGGGCCCGCCCTCGGGCCAGCCAACGCCGTTCGAACTCCTGCACGGGCTCGGCGAAATCGCCCGGGCGACCGAGCTGAAGGCGATCCAGGCCCGCACCATGCGGGACGAATTGCCCGAGGGCTCGCGCGCCTGGGCGCACGCCGACGGGTGGAGGCTGAAGTTCGCGGCGGAGCAGCGGCACACCGAGGCCGCCCGGAGGCGGTGGCGCAGCTACATCGACGCGCACCCCGAGCTCGCGAACGTCGACATCTCGACGCCGTGCCGGCACCAGGTGGGCAAGGGCCAGTTCCCCAAGTGCTGGGACGGCGCGACCGGGCTCTACGTCCGCGAGGCGGGCGCGGACGATGACGATGAGCAGCCGTTGCGTCTGGTGGCAGGGGACAGCAGGTGAACGAGGAACGTGGCACGGCCGGGCGCGGCCAGGCTAGGCACGGCAGGGAACGGCACGGCAAGGCGTGGCGGGGCAGGGCACGGCGAGGAGGGGCCGGGCATGGCAGGGCTTGTCCGGGCGAGGCGAGGCTTGGGACTTCCCATCGCGCCATCGAAGACGAGAGCGGCATTGGCGCGGGCCGCGAGACAACCTGAAAAAGAACGGAGAAACGAGATGATCACAGTCGAAGCATGGGTAGAGGGGACGAGTCCGATCCTGTTGCACCGGTTTTCCGGCAGCGGGGAGATCGAAAAGAAGACGAGGCGGGTGCACATCGCGACGGAGGATCCTCGGACGTTGTGCGAGGCGTCCGTCTACCGGGACGACGAGGGCGGTCTGTGCCTGCCCGGCTCGGCGTTCGCGCGGCTCATCCGCGAGGCGGGTGGAGCGCACAAGCAGCGCGGCTCGAGAAAAACGTTGAAGTACATCGTGCCGGCCGCGATGATCGTCACCGACGAGCTGGCGCCGCTCTTCCTCACCGACAGGTTGACCCGGGCGTCGGAGTTCGAGATCGACGCTCGGCCGGTCACCATCCCGGCGACCAAGGGCCGCATCATGCGCTACCGCGCTCGCCTGAACGCCTGGAGCACGAAGGTGTACCTGCGCATCAACGACAACATCCTCGACGAGGCGACCATCCGGATGTTGCTCGGCGAGGGGGTCCAGCAACAGGGCCTCGGGGACTTCCGGCCCGAGAAGGGCGGCCCGTTCGGGACCGCCGACGTCGTGGGGTGGGTCATCGTCAGCGACCGAGTCGTGATCCCACCGCGGGCGACCCGGACGAACGGAAAGGCGACCTCGGCGCAGGTATGATCGCGGCGGGCACATGGCGAGGGCGGGGCGCGGCCCGGCAAGGCGAGGCAGGGCACGGCCGGGCACTGCATGGCACTGCAAGGCAAGGCAGCGCGAGGCGCGGCTTTTCTTCAACGGCTTTTCGAGGCTCTTGGCCCGGCCCGGCTTGGCAGGGCGGGGCGGTGCGCGGCAGGGCCAGGCCAGGCGAGGCTTTTCTTCTCAACGGTTCTCGAGGAACGCGGCGGTGCGAGGCCCGGCGCGGCATGGCTTGGCCTTGCGAGGCAAGGTGTGGCGCGGCGGTGCGAGGCTTGGCGGTGCGAGGCACGGGTTTTCTTCTCAACGACTTTTCGAGGCTCGGGGCATGGCGGTGCAAGGAACGGCGGGGCCTGGCGCGGCGTGGCAAGGCATGGCTCGGCACGGCTCGGCGGGGCGGGGCGAGGGTTCTCTCTCAACGGTTCTCGAGGCTCCCGGCAGGGCATGGCGAGGCAGGGCACGGCCGGGCGTTGCGTGGCCCGGCTAGGCCGGGCTTGGAGCGGCGAGGTTTCTTCTCAACGGCTTTTCGAGGTTCGAGGCACGGCGAGGCTGGTCGGGGCGAGGCGAGGCGAGGCGTGGCCTGGCAAGGCAGGGTCTTCTTCTCAAACGGTTTTCGAGGTTCGGGGTCTGGAGTGGCGCCGCGTGGCGATGCGAGGCTGGGCTTGGTGTGGCCGGGTGTTGCAAGGCGAGGCGGGGTACGGCGGGGCCTGGCGAGGCGAGGCGAGGAATTTTCTACGTGAACGACACGGCCGTCATCGTCGGGGTCGACAGCGCCGAGCGGACCGGCATCGCGGTCATCTGCGGCGCGCGCATCCTCCGGCGCGGGCTCTGCGAGGTGAATGACTGGCAGGCGGTGGAGCGCGCGGCCGACACCATCGCGACGTTCAAGCCCGAGGTGGTCGCGATCGAGGACGTCTTCGTCAGGCTGAACAACTCAACCGGCCTCGTCCTCTCTCGGCTGCTCGGCCGGTGGCTGCAGGCGTTCGAGCGGCGCGGGCTCGCGACGGTGACGGTCCTCGCGTCCACCTGGCAGCCGGTGATCCTGGCCGGCCGCATGACCACCCGGACGCCGGGCCCGGAGCGGAAGCTCGCGTGCATCGCGTGGGCGCTCGAGCGGTTCGGGATCGCGCTGCCCGAGGACCAGGCCGATGCTTGCGCCATCGCGGCCTGGGCGCAGCGGAGCGGGCTCGGCCCCCGGACACCATCCGGACCGGCGGCGGGGCGCCACGCGCAAACGGGAGCGACGTGAGCGCGCACGCGCTGCGCATCGTCCGGCCCCCGGAGATCCCGCTCGAGGCGCCGCGCCAGGTGTGCTTCGGGTTCCTCGGGATCGTGGTGGTCGTCCACTTCCCCGGCCGGCGGGTGCATGGCCAGCGCCCTGGCAGACGGCAGGCGGAGGTGCAGATGCCGCTCGAGCTCGCGCCGCGGGCGGCGGCGGCACGGGCCCCGATCCGGCGCGCGGCCGGGCTCCGGCAGTTCGCGCCGATGCCGATCCACGGACCTCGGCCGAAGTCGCTCGGGACCCACCGGGTCGGCCGGGCCGAGCGGGCCGAGATGAAGCTCGACGTCGCGGCACTCACCCGGGCGGGGATCTACCGCCGACGGCCGAAGACGTTCGGGGACTGCAAGCCGGGGCCGTGCCCGTGGGTCTCGTGCCGGCACCACCTGAAGCTCGAGATCGATCCGGTCAGTCACTCGGTCAAGGACAACTTCCCTGGCATCGACGTCGACGAGATGCCGGAGACCTGCTCGCTCCGGGTCGCGGCCCTCGTCCGGGAAGGGCAGGCCATGCCGCTGCAGCAGGTGGGGGCTTACGCGAACCTCACCATGGAGCGGGCCCGCCAGCTCGAGAAGCAGGCGCTCGCCAACATGCGAGCCGGCATGGATCTCCTCCAGAGAATCCCCGCGACGGCTCCCCCGACGTGCCCCTCCCGGGGGCGGACACCTTCGGAGGGAATGCCTGCAGCGCCACGGGGCCGCCATGCGGGCGGGCCTGCAGGAACACGCCACACCGGCGCCGGCGCTCCGCCCGTCAAGTAGCCCGGGCGCGCCCCCCGCGTCAGGAAAGAACAGCTCACCCGAACCCAGCCTGGCGTGCAGATCCGGAGGGCAGAAGAGTGAGAAGTATGAAAACCGAGTCGCTCTCCTCCCCCTCCTCCCGCTCCCCCTCCACCTCCATCGAGTTCAACACCTCGGGATACCGCTTCGCGACCGGCAAGGAGCCGCGCGGCGGCGGGAGCTGGGGCTTCTCCGCCAAGCGGAACTACGACTCGACGACCGATGTCTTTTGGGCCAACGGGACCTACGGCGAGGCCAAGAAGGCCGCCCGCGCTCACTTCTCCGCCCTCGGCGTCTCTTACGTCTACGTCTGCTCGTAGCCGGCTCGGGCTCGGGCTCCCCTCCGGGGGCCCCCCCGGCCCCCGCGTCAGGGAAGAACAGCTCACCCGAACCCAGCCTGGCGTGCAGATCCGCTGGCCTGAAGAGTGAATTCAACACCTCCACCGAACACGAAACCCACCCCGCGCCCCGGCGCGGTCCCCAAGGAGTCGCCCGATGAAGACCGTGCTGCGCAACTATTTCAAGGCTGCTTTTCCGGCCATTGCCATTCAGACCAGCGACGAGGGCCGCGCCTGCGCCGACGTCATCGCCGCCGCCAAGGAGGTGGGCCGAAGCATCGTGACGTGGAGCGCGACCGAGGGGATGCGGGACGTCTCCGCCGGCGGACGGGCCATCGACGACACGCAGGACTTGATGGCGGCGTGCAGCCAGCGCCGCGAGAACACCGTCTTCATCCTGCGCGATCCGCACACCTGGCCCTTTGACCGGGATCCGATCCTGCTCCGGACCTTCCGCGACTTCTTGGCTGCGGCGCCGGCGGGCGGCTCGTCCGTCGTCATCCTGGCGAACAGCTTCCAGCCCCACCCGACGCTCGAGAAGCTCGTGGTGGTGCTTGACTACGAGATGCCGAGCGCGGAGGAGCTTGCCGCCATCGTCGCCGGGATCGCCGAGAGCGCCGGGCTTCCTCCGGCCGCGAGCCCCGAGCTCCTCCGGGCCCTCGGCGGGCTCACCGCCAGCGAGGCCGAGAATGCCTTGTCGCTGTCGTTCGTGGAGATGAAGGGGTTCGACCCGGCGGTCATCTACCGCGAGAAGATCAAGGCCGTGAAGCGGACGGGGCTCCTCGAAATCGTCGAGCCAGATCCCCGCGGCGTCGAGGGGATCGGCGGGCTCGAGGTGCTGAAGGCGTGGATCCTCCGCCGTCGTCGGGCTTGGTCGCCCGAGGCCGTGGAGTATGGCTTGCCCCAGCCGAAGGGCGTGCTGCTCGTGGGCGTCCCGGGGACCGGCAAGTCGCTCTCGGCGAAGGCCATCGGGACTGCGCTCGGCGTCCCGACCCTCAAGCTCGACGTGGGGAGCTTGTTCAACAGCCTCGTGGGCGAGAGCGAGCGGCGGACCCGCGATGCGCTCAAGCTCGCGGAGGCCATCTCCCCCTGCGTCCTTTGGATCGACGAAATCGACAAGGGGCTCGCGGGCAGCAGCGGCAGCGGCAGCGGGGACAGCGGCGTCACCCGGCGCATGTTCGGGACGATCATCAGCTGGATGCAGGAGAAGGCCCGGCCGGTCTTCATCGTCGCCACCGCGAACCAGGTTTCCGCGCTCCCGCCCGAGCTGCTCCGCAAGGGCCGGTTTGACGAGATCTTCGCGGTCGACCTGCCGACCTTCGAGGAGCGGAAGATCATCTTCGGGATCCACCTGCGCAATCGGGGACGGGCTCCGGGCTCGTTCGACGTGCAGGCGCTGGCCAAGGTCACCGAGGGGTTCACGGGGAGCGAGATCGAGTCGGTCGTCACAGACGCCATGTTCGAGTCGTTCGACGCCTCCATCCCGCTCGAAACCCGGCACCTGCTCACCTCGGCCCAGTCGACCATCCCGCTCGCGACCACCATGAAGGAGGAGATCTCTGCCATCAGGGAATGGGCCAAGACCCGGGCCCGCGCCGCCTCCGCTCCCGAGGCCCCCGCGAGCACCAGCCGCAAGCTCGGGTGAAGCGGCCCGGGCTCGGGCTCCCCTCCCGGGGGCCCGCGCCTTCCGGGCGCCGGCGAGCAGCGCCACGCGCGGCCCTTGCGGGCGGGCCTGCAGGAACACGGGGGAGCGCCGCCGGGCTCGACCTCGGCCTCTTACCCCTGGGCGTCAGGGAAGAACAGAACGACGGAATCCAGGCTGGCGTGCAGAAATCTTGGACTGAAGAGTGTGAGCATGAACAACGAGTCGCTGACCTCCTCCCCCTCCTCCTCCACCTCGAACCGCTCCCCCGAGCCCATCGAGATCGCCTACCGCCACCGCGGGACCGAATGGAAGCGCCGGACCTTCAAGACCGAGAAGGCGCTCGACAAATTCCTCGAGAAGCTCGAGGGCGCGGAGGTTCAGTTCGCACGGTAACCCCGGGCCGGGCTCCCCTCCCGGGGGCCCCACCCGGCCCGCGTCAGGGAAGAACAGCTCAAGCCACGCGAGCCTGGCGTGCAGAAATCCAGGAGAGAAGAGTGTGAGCATGAACTCAGCAATCAAGACGACCTACAGCCCCTCGGAATCCCACCTCGCGCCCGTCGAGCAAGTCATCGAGCGAGGGTTCGCGACGCCGGACCAGAAGACGATCTGCCTCGAGACCCTCGACGAGGTCCAGGCCATTTGGCCTTCCCAGAAGGCGCGCTGCTCGCAGCTGCGTCAGGCCCTCGGATCGCTCTAACCCGGCCCCGTCCTCCTCCGCGCTGATTGACTCGGCGGAGGAGGCCCACAGTCTCAAGTTTCGAAAAATGCAGAAGGAGAATACCAATGTCAAAGCTGTCGTGGAATGACCTGTTTCTGTCCGGATCCGTGGTGGGCCTCTCAACGTCGGTCTGGGGCGCTCGGCTCAAGCTCCGCGCGAAGGACTTCGGGATCGACGAGTCCGAGTCGGTCGAGCAGGCGCTGTCGCTCGGCTCCACCCGGCTCGCTCCTCCGGACTCGTTCACCAAGATCCACGAGATCGTGAGCAAGGCGAAGAAGGCCGTCGACCACTACGGCTTGACCTTCGGGTTCATCTTCGGGACCCGCTACGTGCCCTCGGCCAACCTCGAGGCGCTGTCGTCGCGGCTGAAGGAATTGCGGGCCGAGTTCGAGCTGGCGGTCGACGACTTCGTCTCGAACTACGAGCAGACGAAGGAGGCCATGTTCCCGGTCATCGAGCAGGCGCTCAAGGATGCGGCCAAGACCGAGGAGGCGGCGGCCAATGCGCTCGCGCGGGTCCGGGCCGAGTACCCGAGCGCCGAGAGCGTGCGGTCGAAGTTCGGACTGCACTGGAGCGTCTACGCGATCCAGGGCCCGAAGCAGGCGGGGACGGAAGCGGCCCTCCTGTCCGAGGGCGAGACCGTGAAGGGCGTGATCTCCTTCATGGTGACCCAGCTCCGAGAAGACGTGACCACCAAGCTCGCGGACGTCCTCGCGCTCATTCAGAAGGGCGGCATCTTGCGAGATGCGTCCCTGCGGACCGCGTTCGAGGTCCTCGACCGGGTCGAGCAGGTCAACGTCCTCGGGGACGCGAACCTCAGCGCCCAGGTGAAGCAGCTCCGCGCCCTGCTCCGCGGCATCGAGACAAACAAGCGGGTGCCCGACTCGGCCATCTCGGGCCTCTCGGAAATCAAGAAGTCGCTCGAGGTGGGGATGGACGAAGCCATCGCCACGGCGGAGCGTAACCTCACTCAGCCGGGCCGCCGGCGCTTGGCGGCGTGACCGTGGCCAAGATCGAGGTGGTGGTGGTGAAGGCGGACGATCCGGTCCCCAAGCTCGAGCTCATCGAGAATGATCTCGAGACGTTCCAGCAGACCGTGGGGGGCGGGCTCGTCCAGTGCGTCCCGCTCCACTGCGGCGGGCGGCTCCTCAACCTCTGGTGCGACGAGGAGGGCTTGCTGAAGGGCCTCCCGCCGAACCGTCCCGTGCTCGAGCTGCGGCAGTGGATCCACGGGACGTTCTTCATCACAGGGCAGACGAGCCGAGGAGGCGACTCGACCTCGGTCCCGAGCGCGCTCATCCCGTGGGTGATCGATAGGTTCGTGGGGTTCCTCGGGCTCCCGCCCTCGGTCGACGACTAGGCCCCGGGGGCCCGCTCACCCGGGCCCGGGGCCGGACACCTTCGGAGGGGATGCCTGCAGCGCCACGGGCGCGCCATGCGGGCGGGCCTGCAGGAACACGCCACACCGGCGCCGGCTCCGCCCGGGCCAAGTAGCGCGGCGGCACTCGGCGTCAGGGAAGAACAGAACGACGGAATCCAGCCTGGCGTGCAGAAATCAAGGGCAGAAGAGTGAGAAGTATGAAAACCGAGTCGCTCTTCTCCTCCTCCTCTTCCCCCTCCACCCCGGCCATCGAGATCGCCTACCGGATCCCCGGCACGGCTTGGAAGCTCCGGACCTTCAAGACCCAAGCTGCTCTCGAGAAGTTCTTCGCCAAGCTCGACGGCGACGTCGAAGTCCGCTCCGCGCGGTAACTCCGGCCCCGTCCCCGACCCCGAAAAAGGAGACCGAAATGCCCTGTTTTTCGACCGTGACCAAAACGACCATGACCGAGCTCGAGCGCCTGGAGGAAGCCCTGAAGGCGCTCGGGTACGAAGTTTACAATCGGGGCGACACGCTCGCAGCCGCCCGCGGATCCCACGAGACGAACGACCGGCTCGACCTCAACTTCTACCGCCGGCAGAAGGGCGAGGGGTTCTCGACCGAATCGTCGAACCTCGAGGCCTTGAAGGCCGTGCAGCGGAAGTACACCGAGATCGGCGTCCGGGCCTTCGCCAAGAAGCGCGGGTTCACGGTCTCGGTCGACGGGTTGAACAAGGGCAAGCTGATTCTCACGAACCGAAGGAACGGGTGATCCCATGGCATCGAAGCTGATTGTTGAAATCCTCGCGGACGGCTCCATCAAGACCAACGCCCGAGACATGATCGGAGAAGAGGCCGAGATCATGGCCGAGCTGGAGGCGCTCGCCCTCGAGCTTGGCGGGGAGCTGACGGTCGAGAAACACGTCCCCGGGGCCCACCATCACCATCACGGGACCGGCAAGGGCCACACTCACCAGCACTAGCGGGACCGGCGCCGGGAGCACGTAGGCCCGGCGCGTCTCCACCCGACAGGGGAGCTGGGGCAAAGGGTCAAGGGCGAGTTCTAGACCGGGCGCGTCCCCACAGAACAGCCGGTCCCGGCAAATGGTTGCTGGGCCGGCGGTTGCAGAGAAGTGTGTGAAGTATGAAAACCAAGTCGACCCGCCCGGAAGCAGAAATCCTTCGCCAGCTCGCGGCCCACCCGGACCCCAAGTTCCGAGCCCTCGCGGCTCGCCTCTCGCGCATCCCGGGTTGGACCGCCCAGGAGCTCGCCGCGGAGCTGCGCTCGATGATGAACAAGCCCGCGGCCTGACCCGCCCGGGCTCGACCACCGAACCAACTTGAAAAATGGAGATGACCATGGAGACGAACGACCCGAAGCATTGTCAGAAGTGCCGGACCTGCGGCAAGGCAGTCGACCTGGACCAGAGCTGCCAGATCGTCTGGCGTGGCTGCTCCTTCAGCGTGGTGTGCCTCCCGTGCGCGGAGCTGCAGGCGCCGGCCGCGGCGGAGCCGACGTCGTGAAGACGAATGTTGAGCCGACGCCGGTCGGGAACATTCGAGCGCTCGAGATCTGGGAGAGCAAGGGCCCAGCCGGGGCCTTCGACGTGACCCCCGGCGAGGACGCCTACGTCAAGGAGGTCTGGGAGCTGCTCGGCGGCGAGTCGAGCTGGGCCTCCGCGCTCCTCAACATCGCGCACGGGGGAGCGGTCCCGGCGGGGCGCCTGCAGAAGGGCGACGTCCTCACCGGCGCCGGCAACGGCTGGCTCACCGACGCCGGCGGGCGCTGGTTGCGCGTGACCGTCACCGGAGTGTCGCTCTACAAGGAGATCGCGACCATCTACTACTGCCGCCCCAACGGCACGCTCACCAGCATCCGCATGGACGCGCGCGAGCCGGTCCTCATCGACCAGCCGGACCCGCGCGACGTCGGGCAGAAGGGCGGTGCCCTGTGACCCGCGTCATGAAGACCCGCGTTTTGATAGAGCTCGAGATCGAGACCACCGAGAAGGACCAGCACCCGGAGCTCTACGTCGCGCAGATCCTCGACTGGGGCGATCTTCAGGACCTCATCGAGGACCGCGACGAGGGGCTCGGCAAGGCCAAGGTCACCTCGGCCATGATCTCGACGCTCGAGGATGACCTGAAGGAGATCCTGTGGCCGGGCGGGGACCCGGACCACGAGTGGAGCTCCGAGACGATCGAAGACGTCGCGCGGCGGGTGGAGTACCTGCGCCCGCGGGAAGACGTGGAATCGGCCATCGACAAGATCATGCGCGCGGAGCGGCAGGCCGAGATTCAGGGGCGAGAGTCGGACGTCGAGCCAACCGTGAGCGGCATGGACTACCGGCCGTACACGGTGGTCGGCTACCTCAACTCGTGGAACGTTGCGGTCGGGCTCGAGTTGCCACAGCCGTTCGTCGAGCACATCGAGGCGGCGAGCCCGGCGCACGCGGTCGACCTCGTCAAGCAGGTCCACCGAGACGATGGCCGGGACACCTCGCAGATCGTCGAAGTGTTCGAGGGGACGCACGAAGGGAAGATCAAGTCGTGAGTGGCTTGGTCAAGGAGAAGATCCGCCGGCTGCTCGTCGAGATTGCCGACGGGCACAGCGCCAAGTGGCCTCAGTACCGCGGGCACTGGGATTCGTGGCGGGTCGGCCGGGCCGCGCGGGAGGTGAAGACCAAGCTCGGCGTGGCCTGCCATTCGGGCGAGCTCGTGCTGTTCACGGAACGCACGGAGCCCGGCGAGCAGGTGTTCTATTCGAAGTCCAACCGCATCGACACCATCGTCGACGCGGGGACCATCAAGGAGCTCAAGTGACCACCCTGGAGAAGACGACCATCAGCCGCATCGAGTGCTACCTCGGCTCCTACGAGGGCCACGTCAAACGGACCGCCAACGAAGGAGCGGCGAGGCACGTCGTCCTCAAGTGGGGTACGCACCTCTTCGACGGGGCGACGTTCAAGGCGGTGGATTTGAACGGGAGCGGCAGCTATGTGGCATATGCCGATCTGGCGGCGCTCTTCGACCTCGGCGTCGTCGCCAAGCGCCACATGGGGCGAACGGCCCCGGCCCCGGTCCCCGCTCCGGCCCCGGCCCCGGTGAAGGCCAAGGCGAAGAAGGCAGCTCCCGCGGCCAAGCCTGTCCCGAAGGCCAAGCCCGCGCGGCCCGCTCCGGCCCCCGCCCCGGCCCCGGTCCCCGCCCCGGCCCCGGCATCCCCCGAGCCCGTGGCTGCAGCGCCACGCGCGGCCCTTGCTGTCCTCCCTGCGCCGAACACGAGCAAGTCGAAGGTGAGGTGGGATCGGCGGTTCTTCTCCAAGGTCGCGTGATCCCCGCGTCAGGGAAGAACAGGGCCACCGGGATCCAGCCTGGCGTGCAGATCCGGTGGCCTGAAGAGTGAGAAGTATGAAAACCGACCTCGACCGAAAGCCCGAAGCCGCCCCCGCCCTCCAGCTCCCGACGATCCACATGAACGGGACGAGCAAGCAGGAGCTCGAGTCCCAGATTGAAGCGGCCGACCGGGCCCTGAGCCTGGCGCTCGACGCGCTCAACGCCGCCGCCCCGCACGCGCGCGACTACTACCCTCGGCACGTGATGGACTTCCAGGCGGCCCTCGAGCAGCACCACGGGCGGGTCAAGATGCTGAAGACCGTGCGCCGCGAGCTGGGCCAGATCTGGGAAGGGATCTGCGACGGCGGGCACGGGCACCAGGGCTGAGGCCCCGGGCCCCGGCTCGGGCTCCCCCTTCGGGGGCTCGGGCGGGTCTGGGCGTCAGGGAAGAACAGCTCACCCGAATCGAGGGTGGCGTGCAGTTTCCGTGGGCTGAAGAGTGTGAAGTATGAAAACCGAGTCGACCTCCTCCACCTTCCCGACCTTCTCCGCCATCCCCGCCGGGGCCAAAATTTGCGACGCATCCGACGGCGGGTCGCACCCTTGGGCCCTCGCGTCAACGACGGTCGTCGACTTCGACGAAAACCGCCGCACGACAAAATGGCACGTTTGCAAAAAATGCGCGCTCGCGCTCGTCGGGCGGATCGAGGACGTCTAAACCCCCGGGCCGGGCTCCCCCTCCGGGGGCCCGCATCCCCCGAGCCCGTGCCTGCAGCGCCACGCGCGGCTCTTGCCGCCGGGCCTGCAGGAACACGAGGAGCGCCCGAACGCGAGCGCCGCCCTGGGGCTCGTCCTCGGCCCTCTTTTCCCTGGGCGTCAGGGAAGAACAGCTCACCGGAATCCAGCCTGGCGTGCAGAAATCTTGGACTGAAGAGTGTGAATTACGAATCGAGCTTCCCGGCTCCTCCCCTCCTCCTCCTCCTTCCCGAAAGGCCCATGAAAATGACCACCGAGACGAACCCCATCATCGCCAAGATTCAGAAGCTCATGGCGCTCGCGAACCACGCCTCCACCAACGTCAACGAAGCAGCCACCGCGGCGGCCCGCGCCCAGGCGCTCCTCTTCGAGCACAAGATCTCGATGATCGACCTCGAGGCCTCGACCGGCACCGCCCCGGAGCGGGTCGGACAGCTCAACGTCGACGGCAAGGGCAAGGGCCTCGTTGCCTGGCAGAGTCAGCTCATGAACGCCATCGCCTACGGGTTCTACTGCCGCCTCGTGACGACCAAGGTGGTCGTGGACGGCAAGCTCGTGAGCCGGATGTGCGTCATCGGCAAGCCGTCCGACACGCAGACCGTGGCCTACATGTTCTCGTACCTGAAGAACGAGATCGACCGTCTGTGCGACATCGACGGCAAGAACATGGGCGGGCTCTTCCGGAACAGCTTCCGGTTCGGGGCCGTCGCCGAGCTTCAGCGCCGGATGAAGGAGCAGCGGATGAAGCAGGAGGCGGGGACCGTCACCGGGACTGCGCTCGCGATCATCAAGAGCGGGGACGCGGACCTCGCAGCCTACGTGAAGAGCCAGTGGAGCCGCGTCACGTCGAGCAAGGCGAACGTCAAGGTCACCCGTCGGGACGCCTACCAGGCCGGCGCCACCGCGGCCCGCGATATCCACCTCGGGACCGGGCCCGCCCTCGGGGCCGGCGCCAAGCAGCTCCGCCGGGCCTAGACCGACCGCGTCCCCATGGACCAGCTCCATGGGGATTTGGCTGGAGGCAAGCAGCCTTGCAGCTGAGTGTGTGAGCATGAAAACAGCGAGCGACTCGACGTGGTGGGACCGCCTGCGGTTCGGCGTCTTCCGGCTCCCGGCCGATCTGCGCCAGCCCTGGCAGGGGGACTACTTCGTCGGGGCCCTTTACAAGACCCCGACCGAGAAGGGCGCTTGCCTGCGCATCTACGTGATGCCCGACGGGCGCATCCTCGGGACCAACGAGATCGCCGAGGGTCCGGGGCGCCGCTACAAGGAAGTGAAGCTCTACAGGACTGTGGCCGAGGCGCGCCGGGCATTCCGCTCGGCGGCCGTTCAAAAAGAGATTGGTGTCAAGGAGCGTGCAGCGTGAAGAGTCTGAATGGCCGAGCTACGAAAATCTTCAAGACCCTCGTCCGGGGCCTCGAGCCGGGCGCGGCCCGGTACGTCGACAACGCCAAGGGCACCTTCATGCGGGTGGCGATTGATTGCCTGGCCCAGGGGCTCTTCGCCGTCGCGCATCGGTTCGAGCAGAATGGAGATCTGTGCCCCGATCCGGACGTCGAGTTCTACGTGAGCCCCTCGGGCGACGTCTTCCCGACCGCCATCGACCAGTTCGCGGCACCGTACAAGCGGTACGTTGAGGTCGTCGAGGGTGGCGGCACCTGGAGATGGACCGGCGCCGAGCGGGGCCAGGCCGACCTCGTCGAGTTCTGCAACATGTGGATGAAGAACATCGAGGACCAGCAGCGGCTCGCCGAGCTTGGGGTCCCGGACGCCTCGGTCGTCGCCGGCTAGCCGGGATTTTGAGGGCCCCTTCCCGAGCGGCTAGCCTGAAGTCCGATGAAGAAGGCGAGCAAGAAGCCGACGGTGGGGATGCCGCTCGGGGAAATCCGGGACCGCATCAAGGAGTTCCGGAGGGTGCCGGCCGAACAGCTGAAGCCCTCGCCGGATAACTTCCGGCTCCACCCCGACGGGCAGCGCGGGGCCCTCCGGGCCATCTTGAAAGAGGTGGGGTACGCCGGGGCCGCGCTCGCGAGGGAGCTGCCCGACGGCTCGCTCGAGCTCATCGATGGGCACCTGCGGACCGAGGAGGGCAAGGGCCAGATGATCCCGACGCTCGTCCTCGACGTCACCGAGTCTGAGGCGAGGAAGCTCGTGGCGCTCTACGATCCGCTCGGGGATCTCGCCGCCATCGACAGCCAACACGTGCAGCAGGTGGTCAACGAGATCGAGGTCCAGGAGGCCGAGCTGAAGGTCATGCTCCTCGAGCTGACCGGGCACGGGCGCGAGAAACTCGGGGACGAACTGGGGCCGAAGGGGGACAAGGATGGCGACATCGGCCCCGTGGACATGCTGCTCCGCCCTTACGAGCACTACGACTATGTGATGGTCCTCGCGAGGAACACGATGGATTGGCAGGCGCTCTGCAGCTTGCTCGATCTCGAGATGGTCGACTCCTCGCCGGTCCCCGCGGTCCGCAAGATTGGAGTCGGCCGGTGCATCGACGCCGGCAAGCTCCTCGGGATGCTGCGTGCTCAAGCGAAGTGACATCTCGGTCCACGTCCCGTCCTCTGGGCGTCCCGACAAGGCGCTCCGGACGAAGACCAAGTTCCTGCCGGACGCCATCGTCTACGTGGCCGAGCGGGAGAAGCAGGCCTACCTCGACGCCGGGATCCCCCCCGACGCCCTGCGGACCCACCCGAACCTCGAGGGGATGGGGAGGATCCGAAACTTCCTGCATGACGACTGCAAGACCCTGGTTTGCCTCCAGGTCGATGACGACTTCGAAAGCGTGCTCGCTCGGCCTGGCCTCCGGATGCGGACCATCCGCCGGCCCGAGCTCCTCGGCGATCTCATCTACTCCACCGCCCTCGTGGCGAGCGACATGGGCGTCTCGCTCTTCGGGTGGGGCGTGCAAGCGTGGTCGCTCACGTACAAGGACCATGATCCGCTCGGGGTCCGGGGCCCGTTCGGGGGAGCAGTCGGGACCATCGGCAAGCTCGCGAGGTGGGACGACCGGCTCGTCATCGCGGAGGACTGCGATGTCGTGATGCGGGAGCTGCTCGAGCGGCGCATCGTCTTCCAGGACAAACGGTTCTACTGGAACTTCGGCAAGATCGCGGGCGGCACGGGCGGGCTCCAGTCGGTCCGGTCCAAAGAGCGGTGCGACAAGGACAAGGCGCTCCTCCGGCAGAAGTGGGGCGACTTCGTCCGGTTCAAGGAGGACAGGCCCGGGGTCGCCTGCTCCGTCGTCATCCCCCGCAAGCACGACTGGGCCAAGGGCTGATGGAGCGCGAAAGAAGGCCCGCAAAATAGCCTAACTAATGGTTTGTACTCAAGTTTCGAGGGCTTCATGTTCAGAGGATGACCACCACCTTGTCCCGTGTCCCGAGGAGATCCCGATGCAACTCATGACGCCGAAGAAGTACATGCTCTACGAGTGCATCTCGGCCATGCAGAAGGCCATCCGCCGGGGCGACGCCAAGATGGCAGGGTACTGGGCCTGCGAGATCTGGCGCGGCGGGTTCGACCGCTACGTCTGGCGCCGGCTCCTCATCATCTCGGCCGAGGACTGCTTCGGGATCATCACCAAGGAGGTGATGGCGCTCAACGATGCCTACCTCGTCATCAACGGGTACCAGCGGGGCGCGGGTGGAGGCCAGCTCTTCGTCTGCAAGGCGGCGTATCTCCTGGCGCTCGCCGAGAAGAGCAGGGACGTCGACAACCTCATCAACGCGGTCCTCATGGACGGGATGGGGATCACCGACGAGGAGATCGCGGCCGACATCGCCGCGGCCGAGGCAGCGGACGCCCCCCGGCTCGAGGTTCCGTGGGAAGCGTACGATTACCATTCGGCACGGGGCAAGAAGGCAGGGAAAACCCGTGAAAGCTTCATGGCGGACGAGCAGGCGGCCCTCAAACCGCTCCGGCCGGGGCTCTTCGACCACCTCGTCACGAAGGAGGCTTTGGATGCGAACGCGCCTCTCCGCGAGCAGAGACGGGCCGAGGAAGCGGCGCAGCAAAAACTGAAACTGAACGCAGGCCATATACCCGATGCCAAGGAACCCAAATAGGAAGCTGTACAAGTTCGACAAGGTCGTTGCCGATCGCATCCTCTACAACATCTCGGTCGGCTCTTACCTCGAGGTTGCGGCGGCGGCGGCCGGCATCTCGAAGGTGACCTTGCTCGACTGGCTCCGGCGCGGGGCGAGGAAGCAGACCCCCGAGCTCCAGGCCTTCGCCGAGGGGTACTGGGTGGCCGAGCAGAAGGCGGAGATCACCGCGCTCGGCTCCATCACCAAGGCGGCCCTCGCTGGCCAGTGGCAGGCCGCCGCCTGGCGCCTCGAGCGCAAGAGCCCAGAGCGGTGGGGCCGGCGGGACCACCTCGAGCTTGGAGGCCTGGAGGGCCTTCCGGGGAGCTTCAGGGGGGCCATCCGGAACAAGCTCGAGACGGCCATCGAGGTGGAGGAGGCCAAGGGCAAGGGCGAGGAGCCAGCAGCCATCGAGGAATCCGGGACCGCCTGATCTCCGATGTCCGAGTCCATGCTCGATCGCTCGATCCGGCTCCTCGGGCCGAAGAAGGTGAAGCGGCTGCTCGAGGAGACCCGGCTCTCGGAGTACGTGGAGAGCCTACCTCGGAAGTTCGAGGAGGCGACTGCGCTCGAGCTCGCCGACTTCATCTGGGAGGAGTTGAACGCCAGGCCCGAGCAGCGGCTCCCCCAGGGGGACTGGGACACCTGGTTCATCCGGGCGGGCCGCGGGTGGGGAAAGACGAGGTGCGGGGCCCAGAACACGCAGATGGTGGCCGAGGAGGCCGCGGGGCTCGTCCGGGCGGGCAAGCTCGCCAAGGAGGAGGCCATGATCTACGTCGTCGGGGCGACCGCGGCCGACGTCAGAGACGTGATGGTGACCGGCCCCGCCGGGCTCCTCCGCTGCTCGCCGCCCTGGTTCCCTGCGAGATACGAGCCGTCTCACCGGCGCATCACCTGGCCGAACGGGGTTCACGCCATGCTGTTCTCGGCCGAGGAGCCCGACCGGCTCCGCGGTCCCCAGGGGATCTTCGGGTGGCTGGACGAGCTGCCGGCGTGGAAGTACGCCGAGGACGCCTGGGACAACCTGCAGTTCGGGCTCCGGCTCGGGCCGAACCCCCGAGCGATGATCACCGCGACACCTCGCCCGACCCAGATCGTGAAGGACATCCTCGCGGCCCCGGGGACCATCACCACGAAGGGGCACACCAGCGACAACGCGAAGAACCTGTCGAGCAAGGCCCTGTCCAAGCTGTATGCCCGGTACGGCGGGACCCGGCTCGGGCGCCAGGAGCTCGGCGGCGAGGTGCTCGACGACAACCCGAACGCCTTGTGGAAGATGAGCGAGCTCGACCGGCTCCGCCTCCGCCCCAAGCCCGGCCAGATCCTGCCCCCCGACCCAGGGTGGTCCGAGGCCGAGCTGCCGGACTTCCGCCGGCTCATGGCGGCCATCCCGGGCCGCATGATGAAGACCAAGGCCATCCTCCTGGCCAACGGCATCGACCTCACCCGGATCATGATTGGCGTCGATCCGGCCGTCTCGAACAACGAGAAGAGCGACGAGACCGGGATCGTCGTCTTCGGCGTCGGCTCCTGCACCTGCCGGGGCCTGCCCCAGACCCATGGGTTCCTGCTCGAGGATCTGTCCGGGGTCTACGCTCCATCCGAGTGGGGCTCGATCCTCGTCCGGCTCTTCCACGAGTGGAGGGCCAACAAGATCATTGCCGAGATCAACAATGGCGGGGCGCTCGTCGAGTCGAACCTCCGCGCCACCGATGGAGGGGCCAGCCTGCCTTACGTCGGGGTCCACGCCAAGGGCGGCAAGCTCATCCGGGCCGAGCCCATCGCGGGCCTGTACGAGCAGAGCAAGTGCCACCACGTCGGGACCTTCGCCAAGCTCGAGGACGAGCTGACCTCGTGGGATCCCCTCGACTCCACCGCCGCCAGCCCGAACCGGCTCGACGGGCTCGTCTACGCCGCCTCCGAGCTGATGCTCGAGCCGGCCCGGGTCTCGTACTCGAAACCCAAGATCCCCGTGCCGCCGCGGCGCATCTGAATTGCCCCCCCCCCGGGCCTCCGGGGCCCGCGCCACCCGTCCCGGGGCCGGACACCTTCGGGCCCGGTGCCTGCAGCGCCACGGGCCTCCCATGCGGTCCCGCCTGCTCGCGCGCGCCACACCTGCGCCCCGGCTCCGCCCGGGCCGAGGATTTGAGCCAAGGCGGGTGTCCCGTCAGTATCTGGACGTGGAGCGACCGCCCGGAAATCCGTTCAAGACCCTGCCGATCCAGAGCTTCAGCGGGTTCGACACGGTCTACTCCGTCAACGCCACGTTGCTGCAGCTCGAGCAGGGGGTGTTCAACCGGGCGGCCCTCCTGTCGGACGCCACCGGGAGGGACGATCGGATCTCCGCCGTCACCGCCACCCGAGTAGGCGCCCTGCTCGCCGCGAACCTCGACGTGAAGCCGGCCGACGACAGAGCCAAGTCGGGCAAGTACGCCGACATGCTCGGCGGCACCGAGGACGCCCCGGGCAAGTGGGACAGGATGTTCCAGCCGGGGACCATGGCGGCCATCCTCCGCGCCGGGCTTCACCTCAACATGGGCGTCGCCGAGATCGTCTGGTGGTACGAGGACGAGATGTGGTGGCCGAGGCTGAAGTTCTGGCACAGCCAGTTCGTCCGCTGGGACGTGAGCAAGGCCGGCTACAAGATCGCCACCGCGGACCAGGGCGAGGTCGACCTTCCCCGGCTCGACGACAACCCCGAGCCCGAAGGGCAGTGGTTCGTCTGGTGCCCGTTCGGGTACCAGTATGCGTGGCTCGGGGGCCTCATCCGCTCGCTCGGCCCCATGTACATGCGAAGGATGTGGATCAACCGGGACTGGCCCCGGTACAACGAGGTGCATGGCCTGCCCATCACCAAGGCCATCGTCCCGGGTGAAGGAGGCCAGGGGACCGCGAACGATGACTTCTTCCAGAGCGTGGCCAACCGGGGCTCCGAGCCGACGATCCTCTTGCAGCAGGGCGAGGACGGGAACAAGTACGACGTCGAATTGCTCGAGGCGACCGCGAAGACCTACGAGACCTTCAAGGACAGCAAGGCGGACGTGAACGTCGACATCGCGGTCCTCCTGCTCGGCCAGAACCTGACCACCGAGGCGAAGCCCGGCGGGCTCGGGGACGGTGGCGCCAAGGTCCAGAACCTCGTCCGGCTCGACAAGGCCAAGGAGGATGCAGCCCTCGCCTCGGCCATCTACGAGCAAGTCTTGAAGCCCTGGGCGCGCTTCAACTTCGGAGATGCCAGCCTCGCCCCTCGGCCCATCTACCGGGTCGAGCCGCCCGAGGACGAGAGCAAGAGGACGGAGATCTTGAAGGGGGTGGGCGATGGGATCGCCGCGCTCACCCTGGCCAAGGTCCCGGTCAACATCCGCGAAACCGCCGAGGAGTTCGGGCTCGTCCTCCTCACCGAAGAGGAGCAGGCAGCGGCCGAGGCCGTGGCCGCCGAGGAGGCCGAGGCCAAGCAAGCGGCGGCGCTCGAGGTGATGAAGGCGAGCGGGGCGGCCCGTGGTGCAGCGGGAGCGCCAGCGGGCAAGGCGCCGGGGACCGGGGAGCCAGCAGCCGCGGACGACGCCGCGGCCTTGAGCGCCGCCGACGTGCAGATCGAGGTCAAGACCCCGAGGCCGGTGGTCAAGAAGTACAAGTTCCAGGGGCTCCCCATCGCGGTGGAACACCCGCGCGGCTCGACCCGCACCTTCCACGACGCCGCCGGAGCCAAGACCGGAGAGCAGCTCATGCTCCACGACTACGGGTTCGTGGAGGGCCACGTGGGCAGCGATGGCGAGGAGCTCGACTGCTACGTAGGGCCGAGCGAGGACGCCGCCAACGTCCACGTCGTTCACCAGCTGAAGGCGCCGGAGTTCGTGAAGCATGACGAGGACAAGGTCATGCTCGGGTTCAAGACTGGCGAGGCGGCGAAGTCGGCTTACCTCGGCCAGCGCCCGGACGCCGGCGCCAAGGTCTTCGGCGGGATGTCCGTCGTCCCGGTCGACCGATTCAAGGCCAAGCTCAAGCGGCGCGGCGGGACCGGGAAGATCCGGGCTCACGCCGACGACACCTTCAATGCGATCATGGCGCTGTCGGATCGCGGCGTGGCGGAGCTTCGGACCCGGGCCATCCGGGGCAAGAAATCGAAGCGCTATCCTGACAAGCTCACAGAGAACGCGCTCGCGCTCGGGGCTCGGGCCTTGGCCACCGATATCTCCGGCCTCAAGGCGGAGATCAAGAGCGCCACCAGCTTCGCGGAGCTGGAAAAACGCCTCGTCACCTACTACCGGGACAAGATGGATCCGGCCAAGCTCGCGCGCATCGTCCATCGGACCCGGCTCATGGCGAACCTCAGCGGACGGCTCGGAGTCGTGAAGGGCCAGTAGATGAGCAAGCCGGTCGTCGACGCCCACAACTTTCGCCAGCTCGCGGTCTGGGTCCCGAAGGACGTCAAGGTCGAGCTCGAGAAGCGCAGCGCGGACGACGGCAAGCCCGAGCGGGAGATCGTGGCCGAGGCCCTCGTCGCTCACCTGGCCGCTGCCGCCGCCGCCAGCCGGCCGAGGAAGAAGGGCGAGGAGTGAGATGGCGCGCAAGCCGCGGGCGCCACCGCCGATCCTCCTCCTCCTCTTCCCTCGGCGCATGGCCTGCAGCCACTGCGTGACCGAGGAGATCGCCACGAGCCTCGAGGACATGGCCGAGAAGCTCGAGATGGGAGGGACGTGCTTCTCGTGCCGCCGCTGGATCTGCGCCGCCTGCTTCGGACGGCCGGTGCTGAAGGACGGACGGGCCCCGCTCCTCAACTGACGTTCGTCTATTGTTGACAGCGGCTAGCCGGCCGTGCGACAACCGTTCCACGGGAGGGTGACGTGGGCGAAATCCAATCGAGCCTGGAGCGGTTCAACGACGTGATAGGTGTCCGGCGGCCGAGGGACGCGCTCCGCGACGAGCACGCGGCCACCTGCGACGCGAGGGGGTGCAAGGAGGGAGACTGGCCCTGCCGGCTCCTGCCCTCCGGCCTGCGGGTGCACCTCCTTCCGATGGGCTACAACCTCCGGCTCGTCATCGCGACCCCGCTCGACAACCGTACCGGGTACACCGACGGGTGGTGCTACGCCAAGCAGGACACCGTCGAGGCGATGATCGGGTTTCTCTCCTGGGACGGCGAGGGCGATCCACCGGGCCCGTGGATCCGCAACGTCAACACCGGGCGGCAGGGGCCGGGCTCGCCTCGGTACTGGGCGCCGGACGAGGAC